CTCCATCAGAACCAAAAATACCCGATTTTAAGGTTTCAACGCAGTGGTTTGAAGTTGAAAATGAACTTGAATGGGGTCGTTTAGGTGATTGTGATGAATATTTCTATACAACACCCGAAGAACGGGATAGCAACCCCGCAAAAAGTTCTGATTTAACCAATCAAGAACAAAACAATGGAAAACACTCAGAAAAAGATGCTTCGTGAGATTGCAAATGACCTTTTAACTCCCAAAAAACACGATTTTGCTACACAAAACGAAATTCACGAAAGAATTCGCAATGATCAAGACTATGATGATTGGGAATATGGAACAGAACCACTTTATGAGTCAAAAATCCTTGATAAATAAGATAGAATTGTAATAATCAATGCCTTTAGAAAGGGTAAGTCAAGGTTTTATAGACATTAGTATGACTTTTCAGAATAATCCTCTGAATAGTGACTTGATTGTCCTTAAAAATGAAACTGCAATTGCGCGTTCTATACGAAATATTGTATTTACCCTTCCTGGCGAAAAATTCTTTAATGAAAATTTTGGTTCTGAAGTAAGTAGATCATTATTTGAACTTGTTGATGAAATTTCAGCATCAAACATTAGAGACGAAATTGCAACCTCAATTGTAAATTTTGAACCAAGAGTAAAATTAATAAGTGTTGATGTAATTCCAGATTATGATAACAATTCTTTAAATGTAACAATTATATACAATATAATAGGAATAGATGTCCAAGCGCAACAATTAGAGTTCGTTTTGCAACCAACCAGATAAATGCCATTAGTAAATTTTTCAAATCTAGATTTTGATCAGATAAAAACCAGTCTTAAAGATTATCTAAAATCTAATTCCAATTTTACGGATTATGATTTTGAAGGATCTAATCTATCTTCTATTCTTGATGTATTGGCATATAATACCTATATTACATCATACAATGCAAATATGGTGGCAAATGAAGTTTTTATCGATAGTGCCACTCTGAGAGAAAATGTAGTATCACTTGCAAGAAATATTGGATATACTCCACGTTCAAGAAAGGCAGCACAAGCAACAGTAAGTTTTTTTATTGACACATCTAATATAATCCCCACACCATCCTCCCTAACCCTCCATAAAGGACCTGTAGCAAGCACCTCGGGTAGTTTTGGTAATCAGTCATATGTGTTCTGTATTTTAGAAGATATAACAGTTCCTGTATTTAATGGAATAGCAACATTTGATAATCTTAAAATTTATCAAGGAACTCGTTTAGTAAATAATTTTACATTTAGTTCTAGAAATTTAAATCAAAGATTTATTCTACCAAATAGTGGCATTGACACTGATTTAATTTCTGTATCAGTGAAATCTAACGAACAATCTACAGGTTCAACAAAATATAACCGTCAAGATAGTCTTTTTGAAGTCAACAAAGATTCTAAAGTTTTCTTTCTTCAAGAAATTGAAGATGAAAGATATGAACTTATTTTTGGAGATGGAATTTTTGGTAAGAAACTTGAAGAAGGAAACTTTATTGAAGTTGGATATATTACTTCAAATGGTGATAGTGCAAATGGTATAAATCAATTTACATTTTCTGGAAGAATTACTTATAATAGAAACTCTATAGAATATCCAATTACTTCTGGAATTTCTTTATTAACCACCGGATTAATTGCATCTGGTGGAGAGAGTATTGAATCTGTCGAATCTATTAAAAGATACGCTCCAAGAATATATGCATCTCAAAATAGAACACTTACTGCAAATGATTATGAAACATTAATTTCCTCAAAAATTTATCCAGAAACTGAATCAATTTCCGTATTTGGTGGAGAAGATTTAGTTCCTCCTCAATATGGTAAGGTTTTTATAAGTATCAAACCAAGATCTGGTGATTTTTTGCCAAACTTAATTAAAGAAAATATTAAACGCAGTCTCAAAAAATATGCAGTTGCAGGAATTGTTCCTGAAATTTTGGATTTAAAATATATTTATATTGAAGTTAATTCAAAAGTTTACTACAACACGAATCTTGCTTCAAGTTCTGATTTTGTATCAAGTATTATACAGAACAACACAACAAAATATGCAGAGTCATCTGAGTTGAACAAGTATGGTGCAAGGTTTAAATATAGTAAATTTTTAAGAATCATTGACGAAAGTCATGAATCAGTAACTTCAAATATTACAACAATTCAAATGAGAAGAGATTTGAGAGTTGCACTAAACACATTTACTGAATATCAAATTGGTTTTGGAAATGAATTTTATATTCGTAATATGAATGGGTTTAATATTAAATCTTCTGCATTTTTAATACCGGATGTATTACAAAATGTTTATATTTCAGATATTCCAAATTCAAATGGAGAATCTGGATCTTTATTTTTATTTACAGTTCCATCATTAAATTCAACAAATCCAACAATAGTAAAAAGAAATATAGGTAGAATAGATTATAAAAAAGGTATAATAACTTTAAATCCAATAAATATTGTAGCAGGAAAAATAAAAAATGGTCAAACAATTATTGAGTTCTCAGCAATTCCACGTTCAAATGACGTAATTGGACTGCAGGATTTGTATTTACAACTAGATATTAGTAATAGTAATTATGAAATGATTTCTGACAATATTTCATCTGGACTTGATCCATCTGCATCCAATTACATTGTATCTTCAAGTTATGCAAATGGTCTTTTAATTCGTCCAACAAGTAATATTGGAGCAGGTGTAGTTTCTACACCATTTGCACCTTCATCACCAGGATCACTGGGACTATCCGGTCTTTCTACTCCATCAACACCTTCTTCTTCTACTCCATCAACACCTTCTTCTTCTACTCCATCAACACCTTCTTCTTCTTCAAGTCCATCAACACCTTCTTCTTCAAGTCCATCAACACCTTCTTCTTCTTCAAGTTATTAATAAAAAAATTAAATCAATAAAATGACAGAAAAAAGAATTCAGTTTAATAATATAGTTTATAACCAACTCCCCGCATATGTCAGAGAGGAGTTTCCATTAATTGCTGAGTTTCTTTCACAATACTATCTTGCTCAAGAGTTTAAAGGATCTCCCATTGATTTAATTCAAAACATTGATAAGTACATCAAAATTGATGAAGTAACTAATCAAGTTGATTTTGTAATCTTGAACGATGATATTGAAATCATAGATGACACATTAATTATCAATATTTCAGAATCTTTTACCGGAACTGATGGATTTCCTGAAAAATATGGATTATTAAAAATTGACAATGAAATAATTACATATACTGGAAAAACCTTTAATTCTTTTACTGGGTGTATTCGAGGATTTAGTGGAATTGATTCTTATAAATCTCAAAATCGTCCAGATCAATTATCATTTTCCGAATCAAACGCCACAAATCATTCTGCAGGATCTAGAATTATTAATTTAAGTTCTTTATTTTTAACTGAATTTTTATCTAAAATCAAATATCAAATAATTCCAGGATTTGAAAATAGAACTTTATCTAAAAATTTAAATCAATCATTATTTATCAAACAATCCAATGATTTTTATAAGAGTAAGGGAACAGATGAATCCTTTGAAATATTGTTTAGATCTCTTTACGGAGAAGATGTAAGCATTATTAGACCAAAAGAATATCTTTTCAGACCATCTGATGCACATTATCAAATAACAACAGACTTGGTTGTAGACATTATTGAAGGAAATCCTGAGGATTTAATAAATTCTACTTTATTTCAAGATGAATATTTGGGTTTTGAAAAAGCATATGCATCAATTGGGAATGTTGAAAAAATATTTACTAAAGATGGAGAAGAATATTATAAACTTAGTATAGATTCGGATTATATTAAGGACATTGGGATTGATGGAACATTATATGGTGAGTTTAAAGTTCATCCACAAACTAAAGTAATTGGTCAATATGGGGTAAAATCTTTTACAGTAACCACAAAAATAAATCCAGGAACTCCACCTCCTAAACATGTTTATGCAATTGATTCTATAACTCAACAACAGTTGACTTTAGTAAAAGGAAATACATATAGATTTGATACATCAGATCTTTCCAATGATGGACATCCTTTTATATTTCAAACATTATCTGGAGGTTCTCTTTCTTCACTATATTATATTGTATCTAGTAATGGAGTTTCTGGTCAAGCAGGATCTTTTGTTGATTTAACTATTAATATAACTGCTCCAGATGAAACAATAAAATACAATTGCGCAAATCATAATGGAATGGGTGCAAATATTAAAATAACCACTGATTTTACTAATGGTCTTACAACTCTTAATGTTGATTCGACTATAGGATTTCCAAATAAAGGTGAACTATATGTTACATATAATGATCAAACACGAGGCACCATAGCATATGAGTCAAAGAATGTAAATCAATTTTTTGGATGCTCAAATATTACAGGAATAATTGAGGATTCTGCTAATATTGGTATTAGTACCTATGCAAGAGACTTTGACAATAAAATCAAAGTAAGAGTCACTTCTGTTATCAAAGACCTTAATTTAATTGATGATACATATTATCTTGAAAAAGGATATAATTCTCAAATTAAAACTCTGGGAGTTAACTCAGAAGATGTAGTTTCAAATAGTGTATTTTATAATATTTCAACTTCATATGATGTAGAATCAATTTCTTTAATTGATTCTACAGATAAAACTTATAAGATTAATACAAAATTGAATAATATTTTTAAAATAGGAGATATTTTAAAAATAATTAATAGTATGGGAGTTGAAAAAAATTCTACGGTAGTTGATGTTACTTCAAAAAAATCTCTTAATGTAAAGGGTCAGGGAGAATTATTACTTACAGATACTTATACAATAAAAAGAAATATTTTAAGACCAAATTCTTCAAAATTTCCCAATATTTCTATTTTTAATGCTGATGTTCAAAATGTATATAAAGAAGGAGATAAAACTATAATTGCATCATCATCTCTTCCATATTATGATACTCAACAATTAAATGTTTTGTCAAAGCAAATAGTTTTTTCTGGAACATTTGATTCAGACACTTTTAAGATTACTTCTACCACAGATCATGGATTTTATACTGGAGATGCAGTTTATTACACTCCAGAAAAAACTTTGATACAATCATTTGATACAAATGGAAATATTGTTGAAACTTTATCAACTGTCAGTGAATTGTTTTCTGAAGGAATATATTTTGTAAAAAGAATAGATTCTAATACTATTAAAATTGCTTTAAGTAGATCTGACATATACAACTCAAAATTTAAATCTGTTGATAGTCCAGTAACAGTAACTTCAAATAAATTTGAATATTATAAATTCAAATCAAAAACACTTAAGTCACAAAATCTTTTTAGAGAAATTTCTTCTCCTATTAATGATGGAGCAGAGTACCCAACACAACCGGGATTTACTGGAATTTTAATTAATGGAGTTGAAATATTAAATTACAAATCTCATGATGTTGTATATTATGGAAAATTAAATCGAATAGAAGTTACTGCCAGAGGCACAGATTATGACATAATTAATCCTCCAGTTTTATCAATTAATGATTTGACGGGTTCTGGTGCTACTGGATTTTGTGCAGTAAAGGGTTCTCTAAAACAAATAAGAATTGTTGATCCTGGATTTGATTATGTAGAAACTCCTGTTATTAAAATAACCGGAGGAAATGGTATAGGAGCTAAAGCTTATGCAGGAATGAAATTAATTGATCACCAAGTAACTTTTAATTCTGGAAATAAGTCAGAACAAGTATCTTTAAGTAATGATACTATTGGGTTTAGTACATATCATAAATTTAGAAATGCTGAAAAAGTAATCTATATTACTAATGGACAACAAGCAATAGGTATTGGTACTACACCAGGAACACTAACAAATAATTCATCATACTTTGTTTCAGCACAATCACCAACTCAAATTAAATTACATAATACCTTGGGTGATGCAATCTCAGGAATTAATACTATTAATTTAACCTCTCATGGAATTGGAAATCATCAATTTAGATCTTTCAATAAAAAATCTATTTTAGGATCAATTAATATAGAGAATTCTGGTTCTGGATATGAAAATAAAAAAAGAACAGTATTTAGTTCAATAACAGGCATTAATACATCAACCAATCAAATTAATATTTTAAATCACGAATTTGAATCAGGAGAAATTGTAAAATATATAAACTATTCTTCTGGTGGATCTGTAATTGGTGGATTAACTACTAGCACTGAGTATTATCTAACCAAAGTTGATAATAATAATTTTAAATTGTCAGAAATTGGAACTGGAACAACATTAAAAGATTTTTATTATAATACAAAACAGTTTATTAATTTAACTTCAATTGGAGTTGGAACTCATACTTTTAATTATCCTGAAATTTCTGTTGAAGTGATTGGTAATGTTGGTATTTCTTCAATTGGTTCTGATAATTTTAAATCTGTTGTTCAACCAATTTTTAGGGGAGAAATAACTTCAACACATCTGGAAAATAATGGGTCTAATTATGGATCATCAGAAATATTAAATTATGACAAACAACCATTAATTACTTTAAACAGTGGTTTTGGTGCTCAAGTTATTCCCATTATCGTAGATCAAAAAATTAAAGAAGTTTTAATAATTTCCTCGGGAAGTGGATACAATTCTCCTCCAAATTTAAAAATTAATGGAAGTGGTTTTGGTGCAGTATTAACTCCAATTATCCAAAATGGAGAATTAATTGAAGTAAAAGTAATTGAATCTGGTATTAGGTATTTGCCCAACGATACTTCAATAGATATTATTGCCACGGGATCTTTGGCACAATTTAATGCAAAAATTCAAACTTGGAATGTTAATCTTTATCAAAAAAATTTATCAATTGTTTCAAATGATGATGGAGTTATATCTGAAGGAATTGTTGAGGATTTTGAATTAGAGTATTCTCATCTCTATGCACCAAGAAAACTTAGAGAGATTATCTATGCCTCAGATTCTGATGGAAATACTTTATATGGAAGAAAAGATTTAAGAAAATTTGGAAATAAAGAGGTAGCATCAACTGATCACTCACCAATTATTGGATGGGCATATGATGGAAATCCAATTTATGGACCATATGGATATCTAACAAAACAAGGTGGAATAGTATCCCAATTGAAATCTGGATATAAACTTGATTTAAAATCAAATAGGCCACCAACTTCTATTTTTCCCACAGGATTCTTTATTGAAGATTATACTTATCAGGAAGTTTCTGATGAAACAGTATTGGATAAAAATAATGGAAGATTTTGTGTTACCCCAGAATATCCAAATGGAACTTATGCATATTTTGCAACTATTAGTAATTCTGTTGCAGATTCTTCTGGAACTTTTTCTGGATATAAATCACCGGTATTTCCATATCTAATTGGAAATACTTTTAAATCAAAACCAAATGAATTTAACTTTAAAAAAGCATCAAATCAAAGGGATTTTGATTTAAATCAAACAAGTTTTTCAAGAAATACTACCCCATATAATTTAATTGAAAGTGGTGCTTCATATTCATATTTAAAATTGCCAAATCTTTTAACACAAACTGCAAATATTAAATATGCTTCTCCGGGTTTTATAGAAAAAATAGATATAGTTTCTGGTGGTTCGGGATATAAAATTGGAGATAAATTGGTATTTGATAATAATGGTACTGGTGGATATAATGCATCTGCCGAAGTAGAAAGAATTTTTGGAAAATCTGTAAATTCAATAAGTGTAGCAACCACATCAATAGATAACGTTGAATTTTATCCTAGTTCTCCTCAAGGAAACTTCTTAGTATTTTCTGAAAATCCACACAATTTAACAAACACGGATTTAATTTCTGTTTCTGGGTTAAATACATCTTCATCTTTAATTGAAGGGTCGTATAGAATTGGAATATCCACAAATACATTTTCACTCACCGCTGGCGTTGGCACTACTGGAGCAACTGGAATTGTTACTTATTTTTCTATTGCAGGTAACTTAAACTTTTTTGATGGTACAATTCGTGAAAATGATGTTTTAGGAATTGGAACGGAACAAATCAAAGTATTGAATGTTGATGCAAGGGCATCGAGAATTAGAGTTAGACGTGCAATAAATGGAACTGTTGGATCTGCTCATAGTGTTGATAGTGTTTTATATGAAAGGTCTAGAAAATTTAAAATAAATGCAGGATTTAGTTCTCAATTTGATTATAAAGTTAATCGTGAAATTTATTTCAATCCAATTGATGCTGTTGGATTAGGAACAACTTCAGGAATTGGAATCGGTGTTACTATAATCTTCTCAAATCCTGGAACTGGAATTACTCAAATTTTTATTCCTACCAAATCAATTTATATTTCAAATCATCAATTAAATACTGGTGATGAATTAGTATATTCTACAAACAGTGGAACTCCAATCGGAGTTTCTACAAATGGAATATCTACTTCAATATCAATTTCAGATCAACAAACAGTTTTTGTTGCAAAAATATCAGATGATTTAATTGGTATTTCTACAATTCGTGTTGGTCTTGGCACCACTGGAACTTTTGTCGGGATTGCAAGCACCACTCGGGGAATAGGAACTTTATTTTTTACAAATGTAGGAACAGGAGATAATCATAGTTTTAAAACAACTTATGCTGGTTTATCTGGAAGTATTTCAAAAAATAATGTTACAGTATCCACCGCACAAACTCATGGACTTTTAAATAATGATATTGTTTTTGTTGATGTGAATCCATCTATATCAACTACATTTACTGTAAAATATAATGACTATAATAGAAAAGTATTAATAAACCCAAAAGATTTTGTCTCTGCTGGAATCAATACAATTACAAATACAATTACAATTTTAAATCATAACTTTAAACGTGGACAAAAGGTAATTCATAATGCAGTCACTCCTGCAAATGGACTTGAAAATAATAAAGAATATTTTATTTTTATCGTTGATGATAATAAAATTAAACTTACTAATACGTATCATGATTCTATTAGTGCAAAACCAGAAATTGTTGGTATTACTAGTGCTTCTAATGGAACATTATCTTTAGTTAATCCACCAATTCAAGTATATCAAAATTATTCCATTGTATTTGATTTATCAGATTCATCTCTATCATATACCCAACAGGGATCATCCTATCCTGCATTCGATTTTAAATTATTTAAAAATTCCAATTTCACAGAAAATTATGATAGCAATTCCGACAATCAAATATTTGAAGTAAAAAAAGTAGGAACTGTTGGAGTTACAAGTGATGCAAAAGTTACTTTGTCGGTCAATGAAAATACACCAAGAATTCTTTACTATAAGTTAATTCCAATTTATGATGGAGTAAGTCTTCCAGATAATAAAAAATTAATTAATGAGGATCTTGAAGTTATATCAAATAATCAAATTGAAGTTAAAAAAAGTCAATATAATGGAATATATGATATTGTAGTAGGATCCAGCACATCATTTACTTACAATCTTTCAAATGTTCCTGAAAAAAATTCATATACTTCAGGAATATCAAGTATAAAATATGAAACTAATTCATTAAATGCCTATGGACCTATTTCAAAAATTAAAATAACCAATAGAGGACAAAATTATTATTCAATTCCACAAATTTTAAATGTTGTAGGAATTTCTACATTGGGGGTTTCAACAACAGGAGTTGGAACTGAAGCAATATTAGAAGCTTCAGGCACTTCTATAGGTAAAATTAAATCTGTAAAAATTAATGATATCGGATTTGACTTTCCTTCAGATTTAACATTAAGACCAAGCGTAGGAATTCCACAAATTATAAAAATAGATGCTCTTTTATCTTTTGAATCTATTGGAATATCTTCATTTGGGAGAGGGTATATCACTCCACCAAAACTCATAGTTTTAGATGGAAAAACTAACAATATTGTTCCAGAAGTTGATTTAAAATTCAAGGTTGGTAGTAATAAAGTAGAAATTTTAGAAAATACTACTAGATTAAACAAAGTAAATCCAATAATTTTACCAATTCAAAATTCAAATGGAGTTGGAATTTCTTCTATTCAATACAACTCTAGTACAAAAGATGTAACTGTAGTTTTAGCAGTTGGTTTTAGCACAATAAATTCATTTCCATTTGCAGTAAATGACAAGGTTCTAATTGAAAATGTTAGTGTAGGAGTTGGTTCAACTGGAAAGGGATATAATTCAGAAAATTATAATTATCAACTTTTTACTCTTACCTCAGTTACTGAAAATCTTGGAGGTCTTGGTGGATCTGTAGTATACAATTTAAATGAATTTCTCATTGGATCAGAATTTCCAGGCACTTTTGATCCAACAAATTCTTCTGGTAAAATTATCGCACAAAAACATTTTCCAATTTTTGATATAACTTTAAAAAATAATAATTATTTTAAAGGAGAAATCGTAACATCAAAATCTGCTGCGGGAACGGTAGAGGATTGGGATCCAAAATCAAACCTTGTAAAGGTTATATCCAAAAAGAATTTTAAAGTTGGAGATACTATAACGGGATTATCTTCAAAAACTCAAGGAGTTATATCTACAATTAAAATATTTAATGCATTTTTTAATCTTGGTGCAACATCAAAAGTTGTAAGTGGGTGGCAATCCGATGCTGGAGTATTAAATAATAATATACAAAGAATTCAAGATAGTTTATATTATCAAAATTTTTCATATTCAATCAAATCTAGAGTAGATTTTGATACTTGGAATGATGTAGTAAGTTCTTTAAATCACACTGCGGGATTTAAAAAATTTGCAGATTATCAATTAGAAACTCCTGCTACTTTTGTGGAGATTAACAATAATTCATTAACAGTTAATTTACCTTCAGATTTAACTTCTATTGATGTTATACGTGATGTTACTAATGTTGTAAATCTAAACTGCGTCTTTGATTTTGATATAGTAAAAGAAAATTCACTTCAGATTGGATCTCAAATTTTTTCAGATGAAATAATATTCTCAAATAGAATTTTAACAGATTATCAAGAATCTGTTGGAAATAGAGTACTTTTAATTGATGATATTAGTCAACTATTCAATAGTAATCCACGACCAACTCCTTTTGTTGAAGTTCAAAGATTTAATTTAACAACCTCAAGAGTACAAAAATATATTACATGTGTAAAAGATAGAAGATTCCCCAATCAAAGGCAATTATCAATTGTTACAAACATTATTGATAATGAAAATCTAGTGTATGCTACTGAATATGCAACACTTGAAAGTTCTTATGATATGGGATTTTATGATGTTGGTTTTGATGGAACAGAAGGAATTCTTCTATTTTTCCCAACAAAATCTGCTATTAATGATTTTGATATATGCACACTTTCATATAATATTAGTGATAATATATCCGGAGTTGGTAGCACAAGTTTTGCAGACTTTGCTGATATTAATTCGTATTTTTCTGAGGTTGGTATTGGATCTACTACCACTATTATAGGAATTTCAAGTGCCTATAGTGGATTAAAAGTTTTAGTTTCAATTTCAGCGCCTCAGAATCGATATGAACTCGATGAATTAAGTATAATTCATGATGGAACTAATGTAGAACTTTTAGAATATGGACAATTATCAAATCATACAAAAATAAATGCATATTCAACCCCTGGACTTGGCACATATCATGCATATCTTTCCGGTTCTCAATTAAAACTTGATTTTATACCAAGAGTTGGAGTTGCAGCAACAGTTAATGCAATTCAAATAGGGTTTACAACTTCAACAGATGTTGGAGTTGGGACTTTCAATATGAAACATGCTTCATTAGAAGGTAGATCTACAAATATTCCAGCAACTCCAACTCCAACTCCGGTGGTTATTAGTTCATATTCTAATAATTATGGTGGCGCATACTTTATTGTTCAAATAACAGATACTACAAACAATATTCTCCAATTATCAGAAATTGTTGCTATTAACAATGACACTGTTATTGGAGACGATACTGTTTATATGAACGAGTATGCATATATTAATACTATTTCTAGCAATAACAGTTCTGGTCTTGGAACCATTGGGATTTCAAAAACTTCTACAACAATTGATTTGGTATTTACACCATTACCATCTATTAATATTAATGCAAAGGTTTACTTAAATGCATTGAGATTTGAAGACGATGATCGAGATATAATCAGTTTCTTAAATTCGTCTATTCAAACAACATATGCACTTTATGAAGGAACTGATGTTGATATTATACGTGCATTTAATTTAACTCACAAAAATAGTCCAATATTTGAAAGATATTTTGATGGAAGTGCTTCTACAATTGTTAACACTACCTCAAATACGATTTCTTTACCAAACCATTTCTTTGTAACTGGAGAACAAGTTAAATATTCTAATTCTAATAGTGTTGCTGGTATAGTAACAGCAAATTCAATTGGAATTGCAACAACTAGTTTTGTAGGTGTTGGTAGCACTGATAAACTTCCTAGAGATGTTTATATTGTAAAAATTGATATAAACAATGTTCAACTAGCAAGAAGTGCGGAAGATGCTCTTAAGTCTGTACCACTAGTTTTAGATATTACTAGTGTTGGAATTGGAACATTCCATAAATTTACCTCTATAAACCAAAATGCAAAAGTAGTTATTGCACTAGATAATCTCATTCAATCACCAGTAGTTTCTACTTCAACTACTGCAAAATTAGTAAACAGGATGTTTACAACTGATGAAACTATTTTTGTTGATAATACTACATCATTTTTTGGTGGAGATTTAATTAAAATTAACAATGAAATAATGAGAATTGATGGTGTTGGTATTGGAACTACCAACGCAATACAAGTTAGAAGATCCAGATTAGGGACAGAAATTGTAGGACATTCTACCGGTGCCCTAGTAACTAAAGTAACTGGTAATTATAATATAGTTGGCAACACTCTTAATTTTGCAGAAGCTCCTTTTGGAAAAACTCCATTCAGCAGTACAACAAATAGTCCTAATGAAAGAGATTGGGTTGGAATATCAACAGGATCATCATTCCAAGGAAGGTCATTTATGAGATCTGGAATTCAAAATTCAACGGACGAATCTTATCATAAAAATTACATTTATAGTGATATTTCCTCCGGATTCAATGGCACTGCTAAAGAATTCACATTAAAATCCAATGGCAGTGACGTTGATGGAATTCAAAATGAAAATGCAATTATTTTAATTAATGATATTTTCCAAGGTCCCGGATTAACAAATGATTACACTCTAACAGAATCTGTAGGAATTACGACAATTGCCTTTACTGGTGCAGCTACATCAGTTTCTTATGATATTAATAATGCTAGTATTCCCCGTGGAGGAATTATAGTTTCTGTTGGTTCTACAGAAGGATTTGGTTATCAACCTCTAGTTTCTGCGGGAGGAACTGCAACAGTTTCAGCTGCGGGTACTATTTCAGCAATTAGTATTGGTAATAGTGGATCTGGATATCGTTCTGGTGTTCAAGTTGTTAGGGTTGGTGTTGCACTTTCTTCAACTGATACTCCAACCATTGAATTTATTGGAACTGCTTCAGTAAGTAATGGTAGTGTTGTAAGTATTGCGATTACAAATCCAGGCACAGGATACACATCTACAAATCAACCATATGTTGTATTTGATGATCCACTGTCTTATTCAAATATTCCTCTTATTTACAGTTCAGGATCTTCAGGTGTTGGTACAGCAGCGAGAATTAATATTGTTGTTGGTCAAGGATCTAGTGTAATAGATTTTGAAATAATTAATACTGGATATGGATATGGGAATGAACAAATTTTAACTGTTCCAATTGGTGGTACAACTGGAATTCCAACAACAGGAGTAGGAGCATCATTTAGAGAATTTAAAATTAATATAGAAAAAACTTTTACTGATAAATTTGTTGGATGGTCAATTGGAGAACTTCAAGTTCTTGATTCCATAGATGATCAATTTGATGGAGAAAAGAGTTCTTTCCAAACAAAAACATCTAATAATTTAATTTCTATTCGTTCTTCTAAAGGATCAAATATTAATGTACAAGATACATTATTAGTGTTCCTCAATGATGTTTTACAAGTTCCCGGTAAAGGATATACTTTCCCAGGAGGGAGCATTATTACATTTACAGAACCACCTAAAGTAGGAGATACTTCAAAAATTCTTTTCTATCGTGGAAGTGGATCTGTTGACGTTTTAGATGTTGATGTTTTAGAAACTATTAAGGATGGTGATGAGTTAACAATTAATTATGACCCTTCTCTTGGACAATCCACAATACTTCAAGAAGAAGTAAGAACTGTTACTCGTATTAATTCTACAGATTCGGTTAGTACTAATCCATATTTTGGTCCAGGAAATGTTAGTGATAGAAGTCTTGAGAGGCCAGTAAAATGGTGTAGACAAACTGAAGATAAGATTATTAATCAGATAGTGATTGGAAAGAGTAGAATGCTTTATGAAGCGGCAATTACTCCAACATCATATTTAATTCAACCAGTTGGAGTTGGAAGCACTGTTCTTTATGTTGATAATGTAAGACCATTCTTTAATCCAATAAATGAAAGTAATATTAATGTAACATTCCAAAAATCAATTGTTATCATTTCTCAAGATAATAAAGTTGGAGCATCAGCAACTGCAGTGGTGTCCATCGCAGGAACTATTACTTCAATTGTAATTAGTGATGGTGGAGTTGGATATACAACCACTCCAACAGTGTCAATTTCTCAACCAATTGGGTTTGGAACAACAGCAGCACAAAACACTGCTAGTGCAATTGCAATCATATCTGGAGGAGTTGTAACAGGAATTTCAGTTACACTTGGAGGAGGTGGATACATATCCACCACTCCCCCACAAGTATTAATTCAGTCACCAAGTATGACCAAAGAAACCAATACTGTTACATCGTATGCAGGTGATTCTGGCATAATTGTTGGATTTGGAACCACTGCATCTGGCATCACATTTGATTTCTTTATTCCAACTAATTCATATTTAAGAGATACTTCTGTTGTTGGATCTGCACTTACAGTTAGTGGTATTGGAACTGGCGATTACTTCCTGATTTATGATTCAAATATTGGGTCTGCATCAACATCAATAACATCAAAGGACATTGATAATAATACTATTGGAATTGGAACAGATTTTGTTAATAATGTTTATCAAGTACAAAGTGTAAGCAATGTAAGTGTTGCAAATACTGCGATTGGAATTGCAACAGTTGGTACTGCAACAACTACTGTAAGAAGAGTTAATGCAATAGTTAGTGGTATATCAACAATTAGTGGATATTCTGGAGTAGGAATAGACACTACTACACTTAGTTTTGGTAACTTTAGTTGGGGAAAAATTGTATTATTAGGAAGATCAAAAGAAAATACTTACAATTTCTATGGAAATGATGGAGTGGGTGGAATTTCAACTTCTGGTGTTGTTAAAAGGACTCTTCCACTTAAATTTGAAAACTATATTATTACTTAAATAAATAGATAAAAAGTTATCATAAAATGGCAGCAATCATAACCGATCAAATTAGAATATTAAATGCAAAGAATTTTGTTGCAGGAGTAAGTTCTTCAACAAATTCTTACTATTCTTTTATTGGTCTACCAAATCCTATTGATATTCAAAGTGACTGGGACACTAATCCCCCATCACCTAGAGACAGTTTTGATGAAGAGAATAATTATTGGGATACTATGATTGCATTAAAAAAAATAAATGCAAGTGACATAAGACAAGTAGTTCAGAAACGTTTTTGGTCAACTGGTACAACTTTTGATATGTATCGTCACGACTATAGTAGATCAAATACTGCAAAGGTTTCTGGTGCAACTAATTTATATTCAGCATCATATTATGTTTTGAATAGTGATTATAAAGTTTATATTTGTTTACAGAACGGAACGGATCCTGATAATGAAAATGGAAGACCTTCATTGGATGAGCCATTATTCACTGATCTAGAACCAAGGTCAGCAGGAACTAGTGGTGATGGATATATTTGGAAATATCTTTATACAATTAAACCGACAGACATTATTAAATTTGAATCAGATAATTTTATGCCGGTTCCTATAAATTGGGAAACGAGCACTGAAAATGCAGCAGTTAGAGACAATGCAATTGATGGTTCTATAAAAATCATTACTATCACAAATAGAGGAGTTGCCGTAGGTCCTGCTAATACCACTTATACGAGAGTTCCTATTCTTGGTGACGGGTCTGGAGCAGAATGCACTGTTGTTGTTAATAACGATCAAAAAATTGAGTCAGTTACAATATCAAATCAAGGATCTGGATATACTTTTGGTACTGTTGATTTGGTTGCAGGAAATGTTCCTACAGGAACTACTCCACCAGCATTTAATGTGATTATAACCCCCAAAGGTGGCCACGGAAAAGATATTTATAGAGAACTTGGTGCATATAACGTTTTGATGTACTCTAGAATCGAAAACGACAATCAAAATCCAGATTTTATTACTGGCAATCAAATAGCAAGAGTTGGAATTGTTGAAAATCCAAACTCATTTGGTTCAACTCAAATTTTAACCACAGATAAGGCAAGTGCTGTTTATGCACTTAAGTTAACTGGTGTTGGGGCCAATAGTGCAACTTATGCTGCAGATTCATATATTACTCAAACAGTTTCTACAGGAACCACTGCTGTGGGGAGAGTTATTAGTTATGATCAAGTTACTAGTGTTTTGAAGTATTGGCAAGATAGGTCCAACTCAGGATTTTCTACAGTTGGACTTGCAGTAACTAATCCGACATATGGATTTGATCAAGTTGAATTTTCAAATACTTTTGGTGCTGGAGGATCTATTACAATTTTTGGCGGATCGGTAAACTTGGGAATTGATACCTCCTTTACGGGTATATCTACTGTGATAAATAATAGAACGTATTACCTTGGTCAATCTTTTACGAATGGTCTTGCAAATCCAGAAGTAAAAAAACACTCTGGAAATATTATCTATGTAGATAATAGACCATCAATTACAAGGTCATCAAATCAAAAAGAAGATATTAAAGTCATTTTGCAGTTTTAACAAATTATGTCTCAGCAAACTAATCTCAACGTAGCACCATATTTTGATGATTTTAATGCAAACAATGACTACCACAAAGTTCTCTTTAAGCCAGGGGTTCCTGTTCAGGCAAGAGAACTAACAACTCTCCAATCGATTCTTCAAAATCAAATTTCTAAGTTTGGACAACATTTTTTCAAAGAAGGTGCGAAAGTAATACCAGGAAATACTGGATATACACAATTATACACTTGTGTTCAACTTCAAAATACTTTTCTTGGAGTTCCTGTTGAAGCATATGCAGACCAACTTATTGGAACCAAAATTACAGGACAAACTTCTGGAGTAACTGCTATTGTAGATAGTGTGCTTTTTTCACAACAATCAGAAAAAGGAAATCTCACTCTTTATATTAATTATTTGGGATCTAGTACTCAAGATAATGCAACTCAAACATTTTTTGATGGAGAATCATTATCTTCAAATACAACACTTACTTCAGGTCTTTTAGGAAATACTTCTATCTCTGCAGGACAACCATTTGCAGTAACCATTGCAAATGATTCTACTGCAACGGGGTCTGCTTTTAATATTTCAGAAGGTGTTTACTTTATTCGTGGTCAATTTATAAATGTTAACACAGAAACTTTAATTTTAAGTCAATATACCAATAAACCAAGTTTTAGAGTTGGTTTATTTATAAATGAACAAATTATTAATTCAGATATTGATGAAACACTGAACGATAATTCGCAGGGATTTAATAACTATGCGGCACCAGGTGCAGATAGGTTAAAAATTTCAACATCATTAATAGCAAAAAGTTTGACTGATTATGATGATAATAATTTTATAGAATTGGGCACCATAGAGGAGGGTGTTTTAATATCTAAGAAAAACACTACAGCATATAATCTAATTGCAGATGAATTAGCAAGAAGAACTTATAATGAGTCTGGGGATTATTTTATAACTCCGTTTGATATTTCAATAAAAAATTCCTTAAATAATAATAAAGGAAATCAAGGTATTTTTAATTCTGGACAATTTACTCCCAGTGGATTATCTGCGTCTGATAATTTGGCTCTTTATCAAATATCTCCGGGCAAAGCAATTGTTAGGGGATATGAAGTAGAAACAATTAGTTCAACATTTTTAGATGTTGAAAAACCAAGAACAACTAAAACACTTGAAAGCCAATCAATTAATTATAATACTGGATCCACATTAATATTAAACAGAGTTTATGGAGCTCCTACGATTGGTATTGGAAATACTTATGTTTTAAGTTTAAGAGATCAGAGAGTTGGTAGTTCTCAAAATACTGCTCCAGGTAAAGAAATTGGTCTTGCTAGAGTGTATGATTTTAGATTGGAATCTGGATCATATAGTTCTAGTAATCCAAATTTAAACGAATGGAATATTTCACTGTATGATGTTCAAACTTTCACAGAAATTACTTTAAATGAACCCATCACACTAACAGTACCAACTTTTGTTAAAGGTGCAAATAGTGGAGCACAAGGATTCATTAGAGATGCAGTTTCTGTTGGAACTGCACTAACTGTTTATGACACTCAAGGCAATTTTTTAAGGAATGAATCATTTATTTTTGATGGAATTGCTAATGGAAGAGTAGCAACTGCAGTAACATCATATGGGATTTCTGATGTAAAGTCGGTTTACAGTCTAGTAGGAACTGCATCAACATTTTCGGCAGATTGTGTACAATCTTCAATACTTAATGTTGGAGTTGCTACAATTTCTGCACTTTCCGGTGTAAGTACTATTAGAAGTTTAAATAATTTATTTCCAGGAAACTTTGTTAAGATAAATGATTTAATTTCATATAATGATACTTCACTATCAAATCCAGTTTTTGCCCGAGTCGTAAGTGTAAATCCTACTACAATTACCGTCATTGGTGTTACTACTGTCGCGGGAATTGTTGAAGGAAAGTTACCAACCACAACCCTACAAGTTACAGATCTTAAATTATTAGCAACTACATTATCACCATCATCTGATAATACACTATACACAAGACTTCCAAAAAATAATATATCATCAGTTGATTTAACAAATTCTACTTTAAATATCAGAAAAACTTTTACTGTCAATATTGTATCAAATGAGTTATCGGTTCCGGTAAATGCAGGAGAGAATGAAACATTTTTATCTTTTGATGATGATAGATATTCATTAATTAGGTCTGATGGTTCTACAGAATTGTTGACCTCCGATAAATTTTCATTTATTAGTGGTGGTACACAACTCCAAATTTATAATTTGGGTTCCAATAATACTGGTGCGACACTAACAGCAACTTTAAGAAAAATCAAACCAAAAGCAAAATCAAAAAGAAAAAATAGAGTTAATAGTATTATAGTTGATAAATCAAAAAATGAAGGGGCAGGTATTGGTAGCACAACATTAAATAATGGACTGATATATGGAAATTATGCTTTCGGTACTAGAGTTGAAGATCAAAAAATTTCATTAAATACACCGGATATTATTGAACTTCATGGAATTTTTGAATCTGCAGACACATCAAATCCTTCTGCACCAAAGATGGTTCTTTCATCTATCAATGGACCATCAAACACCACATCTGATTTAATAATTGGAGAAGAAATTTTAAGTCAAAATGGAAGTACTATTGGTATTGTTGTTGAAAAATTAACCTCATCACAAATTGTCTTCATATACAAAAATGATAATACCTTTAATGAAGGTGAATCAGTAATTTTTAAAGAATCTAACATTCAAGCAATAATTACCACGTTAGATTCATCAAGTTTTAATATTTCGGCAAATTATACATTTGCAATTGGCCAAAAGGGTTCTTTTTACGATTATGGATTTGTTACCAGAAACCCAAAAGCAACTGCTCCAAGTAAAAAAATAATAATTTATTTTTCAAGTGGTTTTTATGATTCTGCCGATGATGGTGACATTACAACAGTAAATTCATATAGTACATTTGATTATGGTAGTGAGATTAAATTAATTAATGGAATATCAAATTCTGATATTATTGACATTAGACCAAGAGTTTCTTCTTATACAGTTTCTGAAAATGCAAGATCTCCCTTTGAATTTTTAGGAAGAACTTTTGATGCAGTAGGAAATTCTGCAACAAATATTCTTGCATCTGACGAATCAATTATAACAGATTTTTCATTCTACCTAGGAAGAATTGATAGAATTTATTTATCAAAAAGTGGACAATTTCAAGTTAAATATGGAACTCCAGCAGAAGATCCGGAAATGCCAGTTTCCGTTGATGATGCATTAGAAATTGCATCCATTACTCTTCCACCATACTTATATTCAACAACTGAAGCATCTATACGATTCTTAGAGCATAAAAGATATAGAATGGTTGATATTAAACAACTTGAAAATAGAATTAAAAATTTAGAATATTATACTACCCTATCTTTACTTGAAACAAATACTGCATCACTTTTTGTTCCCGATTCAGACGGATTGAATAGGTTTAAATCTGGATTTTTTGTAGATAACTTTACTTCAACATCAACACAAGAAACTGCTATTGAAATTAAAAATAGTATTGATATAGAGAATAAACAATTAAGACCAAAACACTACACAACTTCAGTTGATTTAATATTTGGTATGCCAGAGGTTTCCATTCTGGGTGGAGAGGATTTAGCATTTACTCCTATCGAAGGAACTAATATTAGAAAAACTGGTGATGTAGTTACTTTAGATTATACTGAAATTGTCTGGTTAAATCAACCATTTGCAACAAGGTCTGAAAATGTTACCCCATTTGTTATCGGTTTTTGGACCGGTATTTTGGAATTAGTTCCAGCATCCGATACCTGGGTAGATACAGTAAGAGTTGAGGCAAAAGTTATTGATGTTGAAGGAAATTATGCATCAACGATTAATGATTTGGGTGCTGACCCTCAAACAGGATTTGTACCTACTGTTTGGAACTCTTGGGTTAACAATTGGACAGGACAACAAACTATAAACTCAACTAAAAAGACTACCACTGTAACATCACCAAAGTGGGTTGGAGGTCCTCCTCATGGTGGTCCTGGCAGTCACAATTATGAAAATAGACGACTATTTGGAGATAAAGTAACAACTGTAAAAGAAGATAATTTTCAAGAAGTTATATCCACTGGTGTAAAAAATAGAACAGGGACAAGAACTATAGTTACAGAAAAATTTGATCGAATTTCTCAAGGCGATAGAACTTTAAGCAGAGATCTTATTCCCTTTATGAGATCTAGAAACATTCAATTTGTTAATAAAAATCTAAAACCCTCAACACAATTATATGCATTCTTTGATGGTGTTGATGTAACAAGATATTGTGTTCCAAAATTACTAGAAATCAATATGCTTTCTGGTGCATTTGAAGTTGGAGAAACTGTGAGTGGTACGATGCCCCAAATAGGGTTGGGTCCAAATGTATCCAATCAATTAATTTCATTTAGAGTTGCAGTAGCAAATCATAAAGAAGGTCCTTATAATCAACCAGATACTACATATACATTTAATCCATATAGTTCATCCGCTTTAACACCCACTACTACAAACAATGCTGGTGGGGGCACTGGGGGAACTTTTGAAACGGGACTTCAACTTACTGGACAGAGGTTGCCGGCAACATATTCTTCAACATCAACTGTTTTAAATGTTGATACTTTTTCACTAGCAAATGGACCTCAAGGGCAATTTAGTGGTTATGTACAATCTGGAATGACTTTAATTGGAAAATCAAGTGGTGCTAGAGCAACTATTACAAATGTTAGATTAATTTCTGATATTTCTTCATCACTAATAGGAAGTTTCTTTATTCCAAATCCAAATAGTGTGGTTCATCCCAGATTTTCAACAGGAACTAAAATACTTACATTTACAAATAATAGGAGAAATAATCAAAATGTAGCAACAACTGTTTCTGAAGAAGCATTCACAGCAAAAGGAACTTTGGAAACAGTTCAAGAAAATATTATTTCTGTTAGAAATGCTAGAATTGAGAATAAACAAGTGTTTCAAGAAGAACCAATTAGTAAAACAACTGGATCCCAACTTGTTGATAGTAAAACTACAACAACCACTCAAAGAGAGGTGATTGGTTGGTACGACCCAATAGCACAATCTTTCTTAGTTTTAGATGAAAATGGGATATTTTTGACTAGTTGTGATATTTTCTTTGAAACTAAAGATCCTGGAGATATTCCAGTTAGGATACAATTGAGAACAATGGTAAATGGATATCCAACTCAACATATTCTTCCTTTTTCTGAAGTCAGTTTAGATCCAGATCAAATTAATTTATCAAAAAATGGATCTGTTCCAACTCGGTTTAGATTTAAATCGCCAGTATATGTAGAGGGAGGAACTGAGTATGCTATATGTCTTGCATCGGTTTCTACAGAATATAGAGTTTTTGTTTCAAGAGTTGGTGAAAATGATTTGTTAACTCAAGCATTTATATCTAATCAACCATATCTTGGATCATTCTTTAAATCTCAAAATGCTTCAACTTGGGAAGCAAGTCAGTGGGAAGACCTTAAGTTTATTCTCTACAGAGCTGATTTTGTAGAATCTGGCACCGTGGACGTTTATAGTCCAGAACTTTCTAAGGGCAATAATCAGATTGCTAATTTGTTACCCGATTCTCTCAACTTTAATTCTAGAAGAGTTAAAATTAGTTTAGCATCTACTATTACTAATTTAAATGATCTCACTATTGGAAATACTATTTTACAAGTTGGTACAAATGCATCGGGAAATTTTGTGGGAAGTGCAGGATCTGCAACCGGTACATTAAATATCATTAATGCTGGTATTGGATACACTCCATCATCAGGCAGTCAAACGTTCACTGGACTTAGTTTGGAACCAATCACGGGCGCTGGTAGAGATGCAACTGCTAATATCACCATAAGCAATGGTGTTGCGGTTGGAGCAACTATTAATGCTGGAGGTAGTGGGTATCAAATCGGAGATGTTCTTGAAATTTCTAGTGGAGAATTAACTGTCGGAAGAAATATTCGATTGTCATTATCAAGTATTACTAATATTAATCAAATTGTAGTAGATAATGTTCAAGGTGATTTTATTACTGGAGTGGGTAAAACTATTCAGTTTGTAAATAATTTAGGTATTACAACATTCTTAAATGGCGGCACAGGTCTTGTACCTGCCGGCACAATAATTATTGAAACTGATGGAAGACACATTAATATAAATCATAAGAACCATGGAATGTATTTTAACGATAATTTAGTTGTGATTTCTGATGTCCAATCTGATATTAACCCAACAAAATTAAGTATTGGACTTGCAGCAGACTCTACTGGGTCAATATCAGTTGATGACTCTAGTGCATTTTCTACTTTTGAAAATGTTGGAGTTGGCACTACTAATCCAGGATATTTACTTATCGGGAATGAAGTTATTTCATATACCTCGGCATCTGGAGGAGTTATTGGTGGAACTATTATTAGAGGAATAAATCCAATAACTCACCCAATTGGAGCTCCTGTTTATAAGTATGAATTGAATGGAATTTCATTGAGAAGAATTAATAAGACTCATAATTTAAATGATGTAACTATTGATAATCCAATTACTTTTGATTCTTACAATATTAAAGTTGGATTATCTTCCGATGGTATTGATAGAAGTGTTGGAACTAGTTTTCCAGTTCTTTATACAAATCAAACAAAATCATCTGGTGGATTTAATACTAAAGCAACACAAAATATACCTTTTGAAATTATTACACCAAATATTCATAACGTAACTGTAACTGGCACTTCTTTAAGTGCTGAGGTAAACACAGTTACTGGATCTAGTATTAGCGGAAATGAACTTCCATTTACTGATGTTGGATTCGAACCCATTACAATCAATGCTCCAAATTACCTTGATAGTACAAGAATTATTGCATCTAAGGTAAATGAGGATAGTAAACTATCCATCATGCCCAAGAATAAGTCAATGAATATGAGATTGACTCTTGGAACAACTGATAGTAAGGTTTCTCCTGTGATAGATACTCAAAGAATAAGTGCAATATTTACTTCAAATAGAGTAAATAGTGTAATTGAGAATTACGCAACTGATGCAAGAGTAGATTCAGTTTTTGAAGATCCATCAGCATTTCAGTATATTTCAGGAGAAACTACACTAGAGACCCCTGCATCTTCTATTAAAATTATATTAGATGCACATATAAATCTTTATTCTGATATTCGTGCATTTTATGCAATTAGTGATAATCAAGGATCTGAACCAATATTTGTTCCGTTTCCTGGATACAATAATTTAAATTCTAGGGGTGAAATTATTAATTTTGAAGATAGTGATGGTAGTCAAGATAAACTTATTTCTACAACTAGTGCTTTGGGATTTATTCCACAAGAACTTGAATATAGAGAATATACTTTCACTGCAGATAAATTACCTGCATTTAGATCATATAGAATTAAACTTATTATGACATCAACCAATCAAGTTTACGTGCCTAGAGTTAGTAATTTAAGAGTAATCGCACTTGCTTAATATGGATTATATTAAAGTAAAAGGGCACGATCATTTAATTCGAGATCCCAAAACAAATTCTATTATTAATATCAACGTGTCTGAATATGAAGAGTACATTTCTAGGAGAGATTTTAAATTAAAAGAGAGTCAAAAGATACAAAATCTTGAATCTGATGTCACTAACATGAAAGAAGATTTGAATGAAATTAAATTTTTACTTAGGAGATTAATCAATGAATCCTGATGAAGTAACACTTGAAAATTTAAACAAAAATTTTGAATATGTAAAATTTAGTAATCAAATAGATACTATAAATGATGTTGAAGATCTTAAAAATCTTGCAAAATGTTATTTTAAGTTATATCTTAAGCAGCAAGAAGTTCTCTGCCAATTTCCAATACTTAAATCATAAATATTTCTAAAGGAAAACAATAAATGGCGCAACCATCAACTAGACAAGAACTTATAGATTATTGCAAAAGAAAACTGGGGGCGCCTGTACTTGAAATTAATGTTGCTGATGAACAAATTGATGACTTGGTTGATGATGCAATTCAATTCTTTCAGGAAAGGCACTACGATGGGGTTTATCCCGCCTTTTTTAAATATAAAGTAACAGCAGCAGACATTTCTCGTGGTAAAGCAGTAGTAGGATCTAGTAATGTTGTTGGAATTGCAACCACCACTGCAACAGCAAACATTGTTGGAACAGCAACAACTTTTTCATATACAGAAAATAGTAATTATATTCAACTTCCTCCCAATATTATTGGTGTAAATAAAATTTTTACCTTTGATGGAGCTAACACTACACGAGGTATGTTTAGTCTCAAATATCAATTATTTTTAAATGATATTTATTTTTTAGGAGCCACGGAACTTTTAAGTTTTGCAATGGTTAAAACATATTTGGAAGATTTAGATTTTCTTTTAAATACACAAAAACAAATTCGTTTTAATAAAAGACAAGACAGATTGTATTTGGATATTGATTGGGCAGTTGTTAATGAAAATGAGTATTTTGTTATTGATTGTTATTCAACATTAGACCCAAATGATTATGCTAGAATTTATAATGATTCTTTTATAAAACCATATTTAACCTCACTCATTAAACGTCAATGGGGACAAAATATGATGAAATTTACTGGAGTTAAACTTCCAGGTGGAGTTGAGTTAAATGGAAGACAAATGTATGATGATGCACAAAAAGAAATAGATGTTCTAATGGAAAAAATGTCCAATACTTATGAACTTCCACCATACGACCTTATAGGTTGAGATGAATATGAAAAAGTACTATTGCTATTTTTATATACGAGAAGACAGTACTCCCTATTATGTTGGTAAAGGATATAATTATGCTTAACCCATTTTTTCTTCAAGGATCTAAATCAGAACAAGGTCTAATTCAAGATCTTATAAACGAACAACTACGAATGTATGGAGTTGAAGTTTATTATCTTCCAAGAAAATATCTAACAGAAAAAACGATCATTAAAGAGGTCATTGAATCTGCATTTGATAATGCACATCCAATTGAAGCATATGTTGAAAACTTTGATGGGTATGGAAATAACACAACAATATTATCAAAATTTGGTATTCAAGCACTTAATGAGTTAACAATCATAATTTCAAAGGAAAGATTTGAAGAGTACATAGCACCACTGATTAAAAATCAATCAAACATCAAATTATCTTCAAGACCTAAAGAAGGAGATATAATTTATTTTCCATTAGGTGATAGATTGTTTGAGATTAAATTTGTTGAACATGAACAACCTTTCTACCAGCTTCAAAAAAATTATGTTTATACTTTAAAATGTGAATTGTTTAGATATGAAGATGAAGTTATTGATACTGGAATTTATTTTATTGATAATAATATTGGAGGAAGTAGTGGTGAGCAGGGATATGTAGAATCTGGAGTCATACAAAAACTGAATATGATAGGTGCTGGAGTAACTGCAACTGCCATTACCACAATCGTAAATGGTGGCATAAGATTCTTTACTGTTACAAACAGAGGTAGTGGATACACACATGCACCACGAGTTGCAATATCTTCAGCCCCCCCTGGAGGAGTGACTGGCATTGGTTCAGCAACATTAATTGGTGGTATTGTTGTTTGTACTGATAGTGCAGATCCTACAACAAAATCAGTACAATCAATAGAAGTTATTAATCCTGGATTTGGGTATACAATTTCCCCTAAAGTATTAATTTTTGGGGATGGATCTGGAGCAACTGCAACATCTACTATTGGTGATGGTATCGTTGGAATAATTACTATAACAAATAGTGGTGGTGGATATGTTGGCATTCCTACAATTACATTTACTGGTATTGCAACAGTATCTGCTGCTGCCACTGCTATAGTAAGTTCAGCAGGAACAATTACTCAAATTAGAATTACAAATGCTGGATTGGGATATACTGCACCACCAATTATTACTATTGCAAACCCACCACAAACTGTTGGTGTTGGAACTTTTGTCTTTAACGAAATTGTAACAGGTTCTACAAGTGGAACAACCGCAAGAGTTAAGTCTTGGAGTTCCGTAACTAATGTATTAGAAGTTTCAAAAGTATCAGGAGAATTTATTGCAGGAGAATCTATTGTAGGAACCACATCAAGTGCTTCCAGAAAACTAAGATCTATTGAAGTTTTTGCAGTTAAGGATGGATATTCTGATAATAAAACTATAGAGGATGAAGCAGATAGTATTATTGATTTTAGTAATATAAATCCATTCGGAATGCCATAGTATAAATATTAGTTATTACTTGGTTAACCGATAATATCGGAACTTAAAAAAATGTTTGAGTATTTCTATCACGAAATTTTAAGAAGAACAGTAGTTTCTTTTGGTTCTTTATTTAATGAGATTAGTATTAAACATACAGATAATTCTGGTAATGTAAAAAGTGTAATTAAAGTACCTCTTGCATATGGACCTACACAAAAATTTCTTGCAAGATTAGAACAATCTCCAGATTTAAATAAGCCTGTTCAAATTACATTACCAAGAATGTCATTTGAGTTTAATGGTTTAGCATATGATCCAACTCGCAAATCTACAACAACGCAAACTTTTATTGCAAAATCTGCAGTTGATGGAACTGAAACTAAAAAAGTTTATCTTCCAGTTCCATATAATATGCAATTTGAACTCAGCATTATGTCTAAATTGAATGATGATGCTCTTCAGATTATCGAACAAATACTTCCATTTTTTCAACCAGCATATTCAATGACAATTGAATTGGTTGATATTATAAACGAAAAAAGAGATATTCCTGTAGTTCTTGAAAATATTACGATGCAGGATGATTATGAAGGTAATTTTGCTACAAGAAGAGTTCTTACTTATACGTTAAGATTCACTGCGAAAACCTATCTTTTTGGTCCAGTTTCTTCCGCAACAAAAGATATTATCAAAAAGGCTACTATTGGATACATTACTGGTGGTACTACAGATTCTCCAACAAGAGAGATTATTTATTCAGCAGAACCAAGAGCAATCAAGAACTATACTGGTACAGTAGTAACAAATCTATCAAAGGACATTACTACAGAAGACACTTTAATTACAGTTAATAGTGTTGGATCTATTGTTGCCAATTCATATCTAGATATTGAAGGGGAAGAAGTATTTGTAAAACGAATATCTGGAAACGTTCTTACAGTTGAGAGAGGTAAAGATGGCACCTCAATTATTTCACATCTTTCTGGAGCAGAAGTTAAGTCAATCACTACAGCAGATAATGTTTTAATTGAGGAAGGTGATGATTTTGGATTTAGTGGATCTGCAGTTTAAAGAGTATGAAAATGACAAAAAAGTTTGATAAACTTAACGAAACTTTTAATGTAGATGGTGATATAGTTCCAGTAGAATCTGAAACTATAATAGAAAAAGTAGAAAAAATATCATTAGTTGTAGATGATATTAAGAAAGATTATGATTATACTAGAGGAAATTTATATTCTTTAATAGAAAAAGGTCAAGAAGCAATTAATGGAATTCTTGAACTAGCACAAGAATCTGAAATGCCCAGAGCATATGAAGTTGCAGGACAACTTATTAAAAACGTAGGTGACATTACCGATAAACTGTTAGATCTTCAAAAGAAAGTAAAAGATATTGATGATGACAAACCAAAGGGACCAACTACAGTTAATAATGCACTTTTTGTTGGATCTACTGCAGAACTGGCAAAACTTTTAAAGCAACAGTCTCAACAAACAAAAGAAGAATAAATACAAAGAGAGTAGTTCTTATTTCTAATGAGTTGGTCCGACAAATATAAAAAATCAATTGATTGTGACAATCCAAAAGGATTTTCTCAGAAAGCTCATTGTGCGGGAAAAAAGAAGTCTATGTCTGAAATGAATAATCCTCGCATTCCAAAAAAACCAGGACAACCAGATAAGTCTGATAAACACTCTGATCTTTACACAGACGAAGATCCAAAAGGAACAATTCACGGATTGGGATTTAAGGATGTTGCAACTGCAAAACGAAGTGTATCAAAAATAAGAAACTCTGGAAGATCTCATGCTCACAAAATTCAAGCAGCAATTGCCATGGAACAAAGAGCAAAGGTAATGGGTAAAAGTTCAGAGTCTGCAATTTTTAGGAGTTTTATTAATTCAATGAAAGAAAAAACAAAAAAAATAAACGAAGAATCTAAATCCAAAAAGTGTAAACCTGGATATTATTACTGTAATACCAACAAAGAGTGTAAACCTCTTCCAAGTGGATTTAATACTCCTGGACAAACAATAAAACCAACAGAGGTGGGCATCGGTGTGCCGGTAGAGGTCTCTTGCAATCATACAAAAAAAGGGAAAATGTGTCCTAAGCATGGTATGAAAGATTGTACGCTCATAGGAGAAACATTAAATAGTGTAACAGAAGAAGGACTTCGTGATTGGTTTGGCAAATCCAAATCAAAAGAAGGAAAATCTGGGTGGGTTAATGTAGTTACTGGTGGAACTTGTGCAAGTGATGAACCTGGAGAAGGAACGCCGAAGTGCGTCTCTTCTGCAAAGAGAGCAAGTATGACAAAGGCAGAAAGACTATCTGCCGCAAGAAGAAAGAAGGCAGCAGATCCTGGACAACAGGCAAAAACTGGTGCTGCAAAACCAACTTATGTTTCAACCGATGTCAAAGAGGGTTGGAGTGATAAATATAAGAAGTCAATTAATTGTGATAATCCAAAAGGGTTTTCTCAAAGAGCACACTGCCAAGGAAGGAAAAAGAAAATGGATGAACAAAGTTTTCAGATTAATACTTCGGCACATAACTCTGCACAGAAGCAACAGAAGATTAGAAATCTTGCTACTGGAACAAACAATCCCAATGAAAAATCTGCTGCTATGAGAAAACTCTCTGGTCCTTCTTTACCTCTGGTAGATGAATACATTAATGAGGTAAAAGATAAAAAAGGTAAAGGCAGTGGAACTAAAGATGCCTGTTATCATAAAGTCAAGTCTCGTTATGACGTTTGGCCAAGTGCTTATGCTTCTGGTGCCCTCGTAAAGTGTCGCAAAGTAGGTGCTGCTAACTGGGGAACAAAATCAGAGGAAACAGTGGTTGATGAAGCACAGAAGTGTTGGCCAGGTTATAAAAAGAAAGGAACCAAAAAGATGTTTGGTAAAACTTATAATAATTGCGTAAAAGAATCAGAAGAGGTGAGATACTGCCCATTATGTAAGAAAAATGAGTCAAAGACAGATTGTAGTTTTGGACCTGCTCTGTGGGAAAAGTATTCTATTGCAAAAGTTCATCCTGCAAATGAAGAAATGAGCATGAATGAGGCACTTCGTTCCAGAGAAGAAAGAATGGCACGAATGGCAACACCTAAAACAAAAAAAGAGCAGGAGAAAAAAAGAGTATTAAGAAGCAAAGCAGAAGAAATTTTATCCGACATTCAGGCATTGAAAAAAGGTAAAACTAAATCTTCAACGAAATCACAAAAATTTACCACACCAGAAGCAGAAATTAGAAAATTAAAACCAGGACAAAGAAAAGATACTCTTGCATTAAAGGCATCAAAAGCAATGCATGAAGAATCTAATCTTATGAGATATAATGAATATGGACAAACTTATGTGATTAGATTCACTTGGAGAGGTTTGATGTATAAAGTTCAAATTTTTATTCCATCTCTCAAAAGACCCAGTGCTCAAGAAATTAAAACACAGTTAAATAAAATTTATCCAGGTGCTCAATTACTTCTTTTTCAACCAAAAGAAAATGATCCCGTAGATCCTACAATTGTTTTTGCAAAAGAAGATCGTGATTTAGATGAAGGTAAAGCAGATAAAAAACTTCCTGAGCATGAAAGATCTGCAGCAAGACTTAAGAGATACTCAAATCCAAGTGGTGCTTTAGCATTGGGTGGTGGTCAACAAAGAGCACGTAGAGCAGAGCATGAGGCACGTAGAGGTAAATCAAAACGTTGGTGGGATGACGATGGAGATGGAATTGGTTATGAAAAAGGTGAGGTGTCTGGAAAATTCAAGGAAGATTTAGACATCAATGAAGTTGCAGCATGGCAACGTAGAGAAGGAAAAAATAGGAGCGGAGGCCTTAATGAGAAGGGCAGGAAGTCCTATGAAAGGGATAATCCAGGGTCAGATCTCAAAGCACCTTCAAAGAAGGTTGGAAACCCACGCAGAGCATCATTCTGTGCCAGAATGAGTGGTATGAAAAGAAAACTTACTTCTGCAAAAACTGCAAATGATCCCAATAGCAGAATTAATAAAAGTCTGAGAGCTTGGAATTGTTGATTATGAATCCTTCCGAAATTCAATTGGAAAACATTAGCAAAATGTTTGAGTATGAAAAAATGGTAAGAACTATAGACGAATTATCAGAAACTCAGGCAAAGGATTTTGCAAAAGTATATCTTAAATTATATCTAAAACAGCAAGAAGTTCTTTCAACTATTGCTACCAACTTTTAATGATTTATGAATGAAATTATAATAGATTTTCAACTCAAACATACTGAGGCATATCTTTCCAATCCTAATTTAAAAAAAGCAAACGTATCTGTAGAATTTACTCAGGAGCAAATTCAGGAATTTATTACATGTAAAAATGATCCCGTTTACTTTGCTAATAATTATGTAAAGATTGTTTCTCTCGATGAAGGTCTTGTTCCTTTTGACATGTATCCATTTCAAGAAAAAATGATTGAACGATTTCATAAAAATCGTTTTAACATTTGTAAAATGCCTCGTCAGACTGGTAAATCCACTACTGTGGTATCTTACCTTCTTCACTATGCTGTTTTTAATGATAATGTAAATATTGCTATTTTGGCAAACAAAGCAAGCACTGCAAGAGATCTTCTTGGTAGATTGCAACTTGCCTATGAGAATCTACCAAAGTGGATGCAGCAAGGTGTTATAAACTGGAATAAACTTTCTTTGGAACTTGAAAATGGTTCTAAAGTGTCAGCAAACTCAACATCCAGTTCGGCAGTTAGGGGTGGATCTTATAATGTTATCTTTTTGGATGAATTTGCATTTATTCCAAACAACATCGCTGATCAGTTTTTTGCATCAGTTTATCCTACTATTTCTTCAGGTAAAAAAACAAAAGTTATTATAGTTTCTACTCCACATGGTATGAATCATTTCTACCGAATGTGGCATGATGCAGAACGTGGACAAAATGAATATGTACCAACTGATGTTCATTGGTCAGAAGTTCCTGGTAGAGATGAAGATTGGAAGAGGCAAACAATTGCCAACACAAGTGAGCAGCAGTTTAAGGTAGAATTTGAAACAGAATTTCTAGGGTCAGTTGATACTCTGATTGCTCCGAGTAAACTTAGAAATATGGTTTATGATGCTCCAAAGTCAAATGGTGAAGGAATGGATGTTTATGAAGAACCAGAAGATGATCACGATTACTTAATAACTGTAGATGTTGCTCGTGGAGTTGGTATTGATTATTCTGCTTTTCTTGTAATCGACATTACATCATTTCCACATAAAGTAGTTGCAAAATATAGAAATAATGAAATAAAACCAATGCTATTTCCAAGTATTATTTGTGATATGGCAAAAGCTTATAATGGTGCTTACATTTTATGTGAGGTTAATGATATTGGAGATCAAGTAGCATCAATTTTAAATTATGATTTGGAATATCCAAATGTTCTCATGTGTTCTATGAGAGGTAGAGCTGGACAAATTGTTGGACAAGGATTTTCGGGAAAGAAAACACAATTGGGTGTAAAGATGTCCAAAACTGTTAAAAAAGTTGGATGTTCTAACTTAAAAACACTAGTAGAGGAGGATAAAGTTACATTTAAAGATTATCAGATTATTAGTGAACTTACAACGTTTATTCAAAAAAATAATTCATTTGAAGCAGAAGAAGGTTGTAATGACGACTTAGCAATGTGTATGGTTATCTATGCTTGGTTAGTTGCACAAGACTATTTTAAAGAACTTACTGACCAAGATGTTAGAAAGAGATTATATGAAGAACAAAAAAATCAACTAGAACAAGACATGGCACCTTTTGGTTTTGTGGTCGATGGAACAGAGGAAACATTTTTTGTTGATAATCAAGGAGATCGTTGGTATACCGATGAGTATGGTGACATGAGTTACATGTGGGAATATAGTTAAAAAAATATTTTTTTATAAATAATCTTAGAAACATGAGATTACCGCAAGGAGAATTAAATGGCAAACTTAGGATTGGTATCTCCAGGAGTATTGGTCAGAGAAGTTGATCTGACTCGGGGTGGCATTACTGCAGAAATTGATAATATTGGTATTATGGGAATGCCCTCCGAAAAGGGTCCAATTGAACAAATTTTTGAAGTAAGAAACGAAAATGATCTGATTAAATATTTTGGTCAGCCAAGATCATCTTTTGATGAATATGAATATTGGTTCACCGCATCAAGTTTTCTTTCTTACGGTGGAAGATTAAAAATTATTAGATGCGATGATAAAGATTTAAGAAATGCTAATGTAGTTGGATTAGGAACAACTAATTTAACAACATTAAAAATTAAAAATGATCGTGATTATGAGGATAATTTTAGCACCAATACGACATTTTCATACGCTGCCAAAAACCCTGGGTCATGGGCTAATAATTTAAAAGTTTGTGTAATTGATAATGCTGCGGATCAAATTTTAACAGTTGGTGCTGCTGCTACGGGAGCAATTGCAGTAGGATATGCTGTAACCCAAGCTTTTCCATCTGGTGCAGTAATTGCTGGAGTTGGAACAACATCTGTTCTTAATGGTTATCTGCAAGGTATTGTTACAGGAATTGGTTTTAGTACAATTGATGTTAAAATTACCAACAGAGTTTCAGCTGCTGGATCCATTTTCCCAGTATATTATAATCCTGCGTTAGATTCACATTTTAATTTTAGAGTTGGAACAGCAAGCAATGTTGGATTTGGAACTACTGCTATTCCAGGAACAGGGATTGCAGTTCTTAGTTCAACTTCAACAAATACAAACCCATCTGCAGGTTTAGTTACTGCATTTTCAATTGCACAAAATCAAATTCAAGATTGGTACTCAGAACAACAATTGAATCTGGTTAATATTGACGTTAACTGGAAAACAATCGCACCAAAACCAGGTACATCAAGATTCTCTTCACAAAGAAGTTCTGAAAATGATGTAATGCATGTTGTTATTGTTGATGATAACGGTAGAGTTACTGGAACTCCTGGAACGATTCTTGAGAAGTTTTTAGATCTAAGTAAAGCATCCGATCCTGGAGTTTCTTTTTACAAGAGAGTATTAAACAATAGATCAAATTATCTTTTTGTTGGTGGATCTCCAGAAGGAGATTCTTCAAACTTCCAAGGAACTTTAAAAACTACTTTAATAGATTCTCCAGAATTCGATGAAATTGCGGGATTACAATTTACTCCAACTGATACATCAAGCAATGTTGCTCAACAATTAACTCAAGATGTAACATTTAACGTTTTTGGAAATACAAATTACACACTGAAGGGTGGTGCTGACTACGGAGAACAAGTAGATCTTGGTGGAATTATACAAGCATATCAAATCATCTCAGATAATAATGATGAATCGGTTGATTTTATTTTAGGTGGTCCTGGTTTAGGAAGTTCTATCAAATCAGCAGCAAAAGCAAATTTCTTAATTTCACTTGCAGAACAAAGAAAAGATTGCATTGTAACAATTTCTCCAACAAAACAAGCAGTTATTGATACTGTAGACTCAAATAAACAAACTGAAAATGTTGTTGGGTTCTTTGATACAATTTCTGCATCATCTTATGCAGTATTTGATAGTGGTTGGAAGTACATGTATGACAGATTTAATGACACTTTCCGTTGGGTTCCTTGCAATGGAGACATTGCTGGAATCATGGTAAGATCTGCTGATCAATCGTATCCTTGGTTTTCTCCTGCAGGTTCTCAAAGAGGTCAACTTTTAAATCTAGTAAAACTTGCATACAATCCAAATCAATCTCAAAGAGATGATCTTTATACAAACCGAATTAATCCAATTATCTTTAGTTCTGGTCAAGGAACAATTTTATTTGGTGATAAGACAGCTCTTAACTATGTAAGTGCTTTTGATAGAATTAACGTCAGAAGATTGTTCTTATTTATTGAGTCTCAAATTGAAAAATTTGCTAGAACGATTCTTTTCGAATTTAACGATGAAATTACAAGAGCAAACTTTAGAAATGTTACCGAACCATTCCTTCGTGATGTTCAAGCGAAGAGAGGTATTATTGATTTTGTAGTAGTTTGCGACGATACAAACAATACTCCAGAAGTAATAGATGCTAATGAATTTAGAGCTGACATCTTCATCAAACCTGCACGTAGCATTAACTTCATTGGTCTTACCTTTGTTGCTACAAGAACCGGAGTTTCGTTTGAAGAAATTTTAGGTACTGTTTGATCTATTCAATTACAAAAACTAAGGAGTAAAGAACAATGGCAATCACGAAACCTACAATTCAATATTCAACCAGAACGATTGATTCCTTTAAGGGTCAGTTAACTGGAGGTGGAGCTAGATCAAACCTATTTGAAGTTGAACTTCCATTAATTGATGGCACCGCTGCTGATGGAAATACTGAAACTTCAATTGAAGCATTGATGAGATTTATGATTAAAGCAACTAATCTTCCAGCATCAACAGTAGCTGCAATTCCAGTTCCCTTTAGAGGAAGACAACTTCAAGTTGCTGGTGATAGAACATTTGACGATTGGAATGTTACTGTTATTAATGATTCAGACTTTACTATTCGTGCTGCAATGGAGAGATGGATGAATCAACTCAATCGTCATTCCAATACTACTGGTTTGATTAACCCAACATCGTATCAAAAAGATGCAACAGTTCATCAACTTGGAAGAGGTGCATTTGATGCCACACAAGTTCCTGTTCTGAGGAGTTACAAATTTTATGGTATTTGGCCAACAGCTGTTGATGCAATTGCACTTGATTATGGGTCAGATAATCAAATTGAAGAGTTTAATGTTACGTTTAAGGTGCATTGGTGGGAAGCAGCAGGTAATGGTGGAAATGTGGTCTAAATAGAACATAGTCTTCTATTTTTTAATAATGGCATCACTTTTTGGTTTTTCTATTGATGATTCATATAAATCTAAAGCAAAAGGAGTAGTCTCTCCAGTCCCCGAAAATAATGAGGACGGAGCAGACTACTTTTTGTCTAGTGGTTTTTATGGACAGTATCTTGACATTGAAGGTGTTTTTAAGACTGAATACGATCTCATTCGTAGATACAGAGAAATGGCATTGCACCCAGAAGTGGATGGTGCGATCGAAGACATTATTAGTGAAGCCATTGTATCAGATTTAAATGATTCTCCAGTTCAAGTTGAACTTTCAAATTTAAATGCAAGTGATAAAGTAAAAGAAATTATTCGAAGTGAATTTCAATATATCAAAGATATGATGGACTTTGATAAGAAAGCGCACGAAATTTTCAGAAATTGGTATGTAGATGGACGAATTCATTATCATAAAGTCATTGATTTGGATAATCCCCAGGAAGGAATTAAAGAACTTCGTTACATTGATGCACTTAAAATTAAATTTGTGAGAGAGCAAAAAAAGGAAAGCAATAATGTTGCTCAATTCTCAGCATCCGTTCTTTCAACAAATTCAAAGTCTTATCAATTTTCAGGTTTAGAAGAATATTTTGTTTTTAATCAAAATGCTACAAATACCTCAAGAAATCTTGGGGGAATTCAATTTGGTCTTCAACAAAAAGATAGTGTAAAAATTGCCAAGGATGCAATTGCATACTGTACCTCTGGATTAGTAGATAGAAATAAATATACTGTTTTATCATACTTACACAAATCAATTAAAGCACTTAATCAACTTCGTATGATTGAGGATGCTCTGGTTATCTATCGTCTGTCTCGTGCTCCAGAGCGTCGTATTTTTTATATTGATGTGGGCAATCTTCCTAAAGTAAAGGCAGAGCAATACCTCAGAGAAGTAATGTCACGATATCGTAATAAGTTGAGTTATGATGCAGGAACTGGTGAGATACGTGATGATAAAAAGTACATGAGTATGCTTGAGGATTTCTGGCTACCACGCAGAGAGGGTGGTAGAGGTACAGAAATTACAACTTTACCCGGTGGTCAAAATCTTGGAGAATTGACGGATGTTGAGTATTTTCAAAAGAAACTTTATCGTGCTCTTGGAGTTCCTGAATCAAGACTGAACTCAAATGATGGATTTAATCTTGGTCGTTCTTCTGACATCTTAAGAGATGAACTTAAGTTCAGCAAATTTGTTGGAAGAATGAGAAAAAGATTTAGTAATCTTTTTCACGATATTCTCAGATCTCAACTGATTCTAAAAAATGTAGTTACTCCAGAAGAATGGGATCAAATGAGTGATCACATTCAATATAATTATCTGTATGACAATCATTTTGCAGAACTTAAAAATGTTGAGATTATGCAGGAGCGTATGGGTGTTCTTGCTGCAGTGGATCCTTATGTTGGAAAGTATTTCTCACTGAAGTATGTCAGACAAAATGTTCTCAGACAAACTGATAGTGAAATGTTAGAGATTGATTCTGACATTGATGTAGAAAGACAGGCAGGATTAATTCCTCCAACTGAAGCAGAAATGATGCAGATGCAAATGGATCAGCAAGCAGCAGCAGAAAGTGGTGGAGCAATGGGGCAAATTCCTCAAGATCCTGGAATTTCTGATGCAAAGACAGGAACAGAAGCACCATCAATTCCAAAGGGTGGAGAAATTTAATAAATAGTATAGTTAATTAAATAATACTTATGGACGAATTAATGGATTTTATTGTTGGTGGTGAGTCTGCTGAAGCAAGTGATAAAATTAAAGAAATTCTTTTTGCAAAATCCGCAGAAAGAATTGATGCAGCTAGACCAATTGTTGCAAATGTAATGTTCGATAACGGAAGTTATGAAGATTATGATGAATATTTTAATTCTTATGTAGAATCCGAAGAGGAATGATAGGTGTCTGATTTATCAGATTTTTTTCAAACAATCAGTATAGCAAAAAAACAACAAAAGGAAGAACTCAATCAAAGGTGAGTGAAGTATATACACTTGCAGTAAGAGTTGTTGACGGAACCACAACAGATTTCATAGGATCTACACAATTTTTTGACTTAACATAGGTAAATAATAAATAACATATAAAGAGTTTTAATAGCAATGTCAGTTTTAAAAATTGTTCAAAGTGTGAATACATTAGCTGTTACTGGAACAGCTGCAACAACTAATGGAATTACACTTCAAAGTGGTATCTTAAGAGTTTCTGCTGCCTCTACTGGTTGCCACATAGTAATTGATGGAAATCCAATTGCGACAACAAATAATTTTTATGTAAGCCCTAATCAACCAGAAATGATTAAGGAAAGAGTTGCAAGACAAAGAATTGGTGCTGCAACTACTGGAACATCAACTTTAATTACTTTTCAAGAAAATGCTGGTAATCCTTTTGTAGTTGGTGATTATGTAACAATTGAAAATACCAGTGCAGCAGGATTTAATACATCACATAATCAAGTAACTGCTACTACAGATAGTTCAATTACTATTGCATTTAATAGTGCAGCAATTACTGGTATTGGTATTACCAATGCAACAGTAGCAAAAAGTGTAAGAATTTCTGCTATTGCTGCAGGCACCGCAACGAATCTTCATGTTTCTGAAGTTCAAATTGCAGGTGGATAATTGCATAAATAAAACTATGTTGAGCTGGCGGAAAGAGCAATTAAATTAATCACAGAAGAAATTGAAAATGTAGAAGTTATCGTTGAAAACCGTAACGGTAAAAGATCTTTGTACATTGAAGGTGTTTTTCTTCAAGGAAACATTTGCAACCGTAATGGTAGAATGTATCCAATAAACATCCTTTCTCGTGAGGTTGGTCGTTACAACGAAAACTTCATTCAAAAAGGACGTGCTTTAGGAGAACTCGGTCATCCAGATGGTCCAACCGTCAATCTTGACCGTGTTTCTCATAAGATTGTTTCTCTTCGTCAAGAAGGAAACAATTATATTGGTAAAGCAAAGATTCTCGAATCCACCCCAATGGGTAAAATTGCATCTTCACTTTTAAGTGAGGGTGTAAAACTTGGTGTTTCTTCTCGTGGTGTTGGTTCTCTCAGACAAAGCAATGAAGGTTATAGTATGGTAGGAGAAGATTTTACTCTTGCCACCGCTGCTGACATTGTTGCTGATCCTTCTGCTCCTGACGCTTTTGTTTCAGGAATTATGGAAGGCAAAGATTGGGTTTGGGATAATGGAGTTTTACGTGAAAGAATGGCAGCAAAGACATATAAAAGAATAAATACATTGGTTGATCAAAAAAGGTTAGATGAACAGAAATTAAATCTGTTTGACGACTTTTTAGCAAATCTTTAAATTATAAATAAATATAGATTTTAATAGGAAAAATCGGAGAGTTCAAATGTCCCGTGGTAAAAATTTACAAGAGATGGAAATAGGCACTGTTCAATCCAAGTCCGCAGTGAATGCATCGGCAAGTGCTCCAGATCAAATGCAAACTATGGCTGGTGTTAGTTATGAGGACTTAGGTGGTCCTGATCCATCAAACTACAGACCAGATGACGATTCAGCAAAGTTGAGAGACGCTGGTGGCGGTCTCAAAAAGGTTTCTCTTGTCGCTGCTCAACAAGTAGCAAAAGAAGAGTATGAAGAGGTTGAAGAAGAGGATTTTGAAACCGAAGAAGAGTATGAGGAAGAAGTTTTTGAAGAAGAAGCACTTCCCGAAATCAACGACGATGTTGACATCGAAGATGATGTCAATGCTCTTCTTGTAGGTGAAGAACTCTCTGAAGGTTTTAAAGATAAAGCAAAAACTATTTTTGAAGCTGCTCTCAAATCAAAAGTTATTGAAGTGAGAGAAGCTTTTGAAGCACATTATGAAGCAAAACTTGTTGAGGAAGTAGAAGTCCTCAAAGAAGAATTAGTTGAGAGAGTAGATTCATATCTTGAGTATGTTGCAGATGAGTGGTTCGCTGAGAACACTCTTGCGATTGAAAAAGGTCTCAAGTCAGAACTCACAGAGTCATTCCTTGAGGGTCTCAAGGGACTTTTTGAAGAAAATTATGTATCAATCCCTGAAGATAAGTATGATGTTGTTGAGAATATGGCAGATAAACTTGACGAAATGGAGACAAAACTCAACGAGCAGATTGAGAAAAACATTTTCCTAAACAAACGTCTCGCAGAGTCGGTTGCAGATGGAATCCTTTTTGATGTTTCTGAGGGTCTTGCGATTACTCAGAAAGAGAAGCTTGCTTCACTTGCCGAAAGTGTTGAGTTTGAGAGTGAAGAATCTTATAGAGAGAAGCTTGAAGTATTGAGAGAATCATACTTCCAACAAGCTGCTCCATACAGAAGTGAATCTGAAACACTTAACGAATCAGCACAAACAGGCATAGATTACTCTGATGCTATGAGCGCATACGTTAACGTGCTTTCTAAATCAGTTCAGAAGTGATTTTAATATTATAAATTGTAAAACCAAAACACAACAAGAGGTAAACGCAAATGTTCAACGCAGAACATCTGCAGGAAAAGTGGGCACCACTCTTAGACCATAATGGTCTGGATCACATCAAAGATTCCCATCGTAGAGCCGTAACCGCTGTCCTGTTAGAGAACCAAGAAAGATTCCTCCGTGAGGAAAGATCATTCCTTTCGGAAGCTCCAACCGTCAATACAAATACTGGAGCAAATGCTGGTTTCAGTGCTAATGCAACTGCAACTGGTCCTGTAGCTGGTTTTGATCCAGTTCTGATCTCTCTGATCAGACGTTCAATGCCTAATCTGGTTGCTTATGATCTGGCTGGTGTTCAACCAATGAACGCACCTACTGGTCTGATCTTTGCAATGCGTTCACGCTATAATAATCAGTCTGGAACTGAATCATTCTTCAACGAAGTTGATACTGCATTCTCTGGTATTGGTACTACCAACGGAGCAATGGGTTCAACCACTCCTGGAATGGTTAATGCTGCGGTTGGTCTCGGTACTACTGGTCAAGGTGGAAGCAATCCTGGACTTCTGAATCCTTCAACAACTGCTACCCAAGCTGCTTACAGCGTTGGTGAAGGCATGAGAACGGATGATGCAGAGAATCTGGGTGCTCCTGGTGGTCAGGCATTCAACGAGATGGCATTCTCAATCGAGAAAGTCACCGTTACTGCAAAGTCAAGAGCTCTGAAAGCTGAATACTCGTTGGAACTCGCACAAGACCTGAAAGCAATTCATGGTCTGAATGCTGAGGCAGAACTGGCGAACATTCTCTCGACTGAGATTTTGGCTGAGATCAACCGTGAAGTTATCAGAACCATCTATAAGGTTGCTGAAACTGGTGCTCAAGTCAACACCCAAACCGCTGGTACTTTCAACCTTGACGTTGACTCCAACGGTCGTTGGTCGGTTGAGAAGTTCAAGGGTCTGCTCTTCCAAATTGAGCGTGATGCAAACGCAATTGCACAAAGAACTCGTAGAGGAAAGGGTAACATCATCCTGTGTTCTGCTGACGTTGCTTCAGCACTGACCATGGCTGGTGTTCTCGATTACACCCCTGCACTCAATGCTAACCTGAACGTTGATGATACTGGCAACACCTTTGCTGGTGTTATCAATGGTAAGTATAGAGTCTACATTGATCCTTATTCGGCAAACGTTGCTGCTACCCAGTACTACGTTATCGGTTATAAGGGCACCTCACCTTATGATGCAGGTCTATTCTATTGCCCATACGTTCCTCTCCAAATGGTTCGTGCCGTTGGTCAGGACACCTTCCAGCCCAAGATTGGCTTCAAGACCCGTTACGGAATGGTTGAGAATCCATTCTCGCAGGGTACTACACAAGGTTCGGGTACACTCACTGTTAATAGCAACCGCTACTACAGAAGAGTATCTGTCACCAACCTTATGTGATCTAAACTTACAAGATCATACAAAGACCCCTTTGAGGGGTCTTTTTTTATGTTCATAAATAATAATAGCAAGCTAATTTAGATTATGACTCAAGAACCTCCATTGTCATCACCTCTTTTTAAGCAGGTAACTAATAGAAATTTATTGTCTCCAATTGCATTTAAGTTTATTTTAACAAAGACTCCTAAAGTAGATTTTTATTGTCAAACAGCAGCAATTCCATCAATCACAATGGGAACTGCTCAACAAGGTTCTTGGTTAAAAGATATTCCAGTTCCAGGGGATAAAGCAGTTTTTGAAGACTTATCTCTTCGTTTTTTAATTGATGAAGAAATGGAAAATTATGTTCAGATTTATAATTGGTTGATTGGTCTTGCTTATCCAGAAAGCATGGAACAATTTGCAAATCTAAGAGAATTGGATCCAATTAAATATCCAAGAGATGACAGAAATAGATTTGCTGAATACTCAGATGGAACTTTGCAAATTTTAAATAGCAATTTAAACGTAGTCAGACAAATAAAGTTCAAAGATCTTTTTCCAATTTCACTTTCAACATTAGACTTTGATTGCACTGCTAGAGATTATACGTATTTTACAGCTAATGTAAGTTTTAAATATACAAATTATGAAATACAAGATAGTAAAGGGATTAGAATAGAAAATCGTCCATCAAGACCATAACTTATCTTAAATTATTATGAATTTAGAAATGATACAAAGTATGTGGGAAAAAGATTCTCACATAGATGTTGATGACATGCATCTTGAATCTTTAAATACACCAAAACTTCATGCAAAATATTATGACATTTTAAATAATTTGATTCTTTTAAGAGCAAAAGCAAAACAGCAAGAAAAAAACATTCGTCACGAAAGATATGAGTATTTTACTGGAAAAGCAGATCCTAATGTTTATGTGGAAAATCCATTCCCTAAAAAAATACGTGATAAAGAAACTCTTCAAAAATACTTAGATGCCGATGAAAAACTCTCAGAGGCATGTCTAAAATTAGAGTATTATGATGTAATGATTAATTACGTAGAGAGTATTATAAAACAAATCTTTAACAGAACTTATCAAATTAAAAATAGCATTGAATGGCATAGATTTCAGGCAGGAATGACTACATGACAAATTTGATTATCAAGAAGAAAAACGAAGTATTTTTAACAATTGAATCAGAACCTCATGTTTACTATGAACTTTCAGATTATTTTACATTTGATGTTCCTGGTGCAAAGTTTATGCCTCAATATAGAGGTAAATACTGGGATGGAAAAATACGTCTTTTTGATCTTCGATTAAATCAAATCTATGTTGGTTTATTGGATAAAGTTATTTCTTTTTGCAAAAACCACGACTATTCATACGAGTTTGAAAATAATAAATTTTATGGTCTTCCATTTGAAGTGAATGATAACATTTCGTTAGAAGGGATTAAAGATTATGTAAAATCTATTAGTACACATCTTCCAAGAGATTATCAAATTCAAGGTGTTTACGATGCATTAAAACATAATAGGAAACTTTTAATTTCACCAACGGCATCTGGTAAATCGTTAATGATTTATTCTATTGTAAGATATTTTGTTTCTCAGCAAAAAAAGATTTTAATTGTGGTTCCAACCACATCACTGGTGGAGCAAATGTATAAAGACTTTCAAGATTACGGATGGGATGCTGAAAATTATTGTCATAAAATTTATCAAGGAAAAGAAAAAAGTACGGAAAGTTTTGTAGTAATTACAACTTGGCAATCAATCTACAAACTAAGTAAATCATTTTTTGAAGATTTTGATGTAGTAATTGGAGACGAGGCTCATTTATTTAAATCAAAGTCACTAATCACAATTATGTCTCATTTGCATAATACAAAGTATCGTTTTGGATTTACTGGTACATTGGATGGAACTCAAACTCATAAATGGGTATTAGAAGGATTATTTGGTCCATCTTATAAAATAATTAGAACTGATGAGTTAATTGAAAAGGGTTATCTTTCAAAATTTAACATCAAAGTTTTAACTCTTAAACATCCTTTTAAAAGATTTGAATCTTATGAAGATGAAATCCAATATTTAATCAGTCATGAAAAAAGAAATAATTTTATTAAAAATTTAACTCTAAATCTTAAAGGAAACACTTTAGTTTTGTATAGCAGAGTCGAAAGTCATGGACAAATACTTTATGATTTAATAAATAAGGATAAGAATGAAAACAGAAAATGTTTTTTCATTCATGGTTCTGTAGATGTGAAAGAAAGAGAATTAGTTAGAGAAATTACTGAGAGAGAAACAGATGCAATCATTGTGGCTTCCTACGGTACTTTTTCCACTGGCATTAATATTCGAAATCTTCATAATGTTATTTTTGCTTCACCGAGTAAATCAAGAATTCGAAATCTCCAATCAATCGGAAGAGTGCTTAGAAAAGGAGAAGGTAAAATAAAAGCAACACTTTATGATATTGCCGATGATGTATCAAAAAATTCTCAACGAAATTATACACTCAATCATTTAATTGAAAGAATTAAAATCTACAACGAAGAAAATTTTAACTATGAGATTATAACAATCAACTTAAAACAATGAACGAAGACTTTCTAGCAATTTTAAAATTAGTATCTGGTGAAGAAGTTCTTTCAATAGTAAATTACATTGATGATGAGAAACTTCTCATCTTAGATTGTCCTGTTTTAATGAACTCTAATGATCATGAACAAATGGGAATAAATGTTGTTAGAGTAGAACCTTGGATAAAAACAGGAAATGAATCTTTATACATGATGTCAATGGATAAAATTATTACCATTAGTGAAGTTACAGACTCTAAAATTATGAAAATTTATAATAAATTTATAAGTTGTTATTTTTACAAAAAAAATACTGATTACATTGACAACTCCAAACTAACAAAAGATCAAGGGTACATCAGTACAGTTGAAGAAGCAAGAGCTACTCTAGAGAAACTCTATAATAGTTAGTATATATTATTCATCAACCTCCACAGAGTTATTATAACAAGAATTGATACTCTTGTCAAGTTTGTCAAAATCATTATTTTATGTTATCATTTTGATAACGAAATATAAGTAAAAATGTCAAAAGTATTTTTGCCGATGCCAAAGAAGAAAAAACCAGAGCATTATGTCAATAACAGCGACTTTCTTCAGGCAATTATTGTCTATAAAAGAGAAGTTGCTCAAGCAGAACAGTTAGGTCTTCCAAAACCTTTACTTACTAATTACATTGGTGAGTGTTTTTATAAGATGGCAAATCACCTTGCCTATAAACCAAATTTTGTAAATTACATGTTTAAAGACGACATGATTGGTGATGGAATTGAAAATTGCGTTCAATGTGTCACAAATTTTAATCCAGAGAAATCTACAAATCCTTTTGCTTATTTTACTCAAGTTATTTACTATGCGTTTCTTCGTAGAATACAAAAGGAGAAGAAGCAATTAGAAATTAAATCTAAAATTATAGAAAGATCGGGATATGATGAGGTTTTTTCTGTAGATGACTTGACATCTGGTATGGGTGGAGATTATAATACTATAAAGGATAATGTTCATAACAGACTAAACCGTTAATGAAAGTCGCAATTATTACCGACCAGCATTTTGGAGCAAGAAAAAATTCTAAAGTGTTTCATGATTATTTTTTACAGTTTTATAATGATGTCTTTTTCCCAACATTAGAAAAAGAAAATATTAATACAGTGATTGACATGGGAGATACCTTTGATAGTCGCAAAGGTATTGATTTCTCGGCACTTTCGTGGGCAAAAAATAATTATTACGATAGACTCCAAAAAATGGGAGTTAAAGTTCATACAATTGTTGGCAATCATACAGCGTATTATAAAAATACAAACGAAGTAAATGCGGTAGATTTATTACTTCGGGAATATAAAAATGTTACTGTGTATTCAGATCCTAAAGAAATTGAATTAGATAATCTTAAGGTTCTTTTAATACCGTGGATTAATGCGTCTAATGAACAAAAAACTTTTCGCAAAATTAAAAATACCACTGCTTTGGTTGCGATGGGTCATTTGGAACTAAACGGATTCTATGCTCATCGGGGACATGTCATGGATTGTGGAATGGAAACACAAATCTATGATAAATTTGAAAAAGTTTTTTCTGGTCATTATCACACACGATCAAGTAATGGTAAAATTTTTTATCTTGGAAATCCTTATGAAATTTATTGGAACGATTTAAATGATAAAAGAGGATTTCATCTCTTTGACACAGAAACGTTAGATCATCTTCCAATTAATAATCCTCACAGAATGTTTTATAGTCTTTATTATGAAGATACTCCGCATCAAACATTTAATAGTTCACCTTTTGAAGGCAAAATTGTAAAAATAGTTGTTAGAAAAAAAACCGATTCAAAACAATTTGAAAAATTTGTTGATAAACTTTTTGAATCTAACGTTCAAGATTTAAAAATTGTTGAAACAATGGAACTTCCATCGGATGATAAATTTGAAGCAGAAGAGTGTGAAGATACTCTTTCAATTTTAAATCGTTATGTAAATGAGTCAGAAACTCAAATGGATAAATCTAAAATTGTAAATCTTCTTCAAACTATATACAAAGAGGCTTGTGAAATGGTATAATGTTCATCTTAACAGTAAAAGGAATGGAAGATGATGGTGCCTATGCTTTAGAAGCACGAGATGGTGAAAAAATGTTACTTTTGTTTGAAGAGGAAGATGATGCTGAAAGGTATGCATTGTTGCTCGAAGAAGAAGATGAAGAGTATCCAGAAATGAGAGTTATTGAAGTAGACGATAAAATTGCAATTAAAACTTGCGAGATGTATAATTATGACTATAGTGTAATTACCCCAGAAGACATAATAATTCCACCCAGAAAAAGAATGTGAGGTAAATTTGTGATTTTGTTTAAAAAAATTCGTTGGAAAAATCTCCTAAGCACAGGAAACCAATGGACTGAAATTGATTTTCAAAAAAACAATAATACTTTGATCGTTGGTACAAATGGTGCTGGAAAATCAACGGTTCTTGATGCTCTAACATTTTCACTTTTTGGAAAACCTTTTCGTAAAATTAATAAACCTCAATTAGTCAATACCACAAACGAAAGAGAATGTGTTGTTGAAATTGAATTTTCTATTAGTTCAACCGAATGGAAAGTAATACGTGGAATTAGGCCAGCAGTTTTTGAAGTTCATAGAAATGGAGTTTTATTGGATCAATCTGCATCATCTATAGATCAACAAAAATGGTTTGAACAAACTGTTTTAAAAATGAATTATAGATCTTTCACTCAGATTGTAATTTTAGGATCTAGTACTTTTGTACCTTTCATGCAACTTTCTGCTGCAAATCGTAGAGAAGTTATTGAAGATTTACTGGACATTAAAATTTTCTCTTCGATGAGTATTCTTATTAAAGATAAAATTCGTTCGTTGAAAGAAGAAATTAGAACTTTAGAGTTAAAAAAAGATTCTCTAAAGGATAAAATGAAAATGCAAAAAAACTTTATTGAGGAACTTGAAAATCGTGGAAATGCCAACATAAATGCCAACCAAGATAAGATTGCCAAGTTAATGGACGAAGTTGGTGTTTATATGCTTGAAAATTCTAAAACCGAAGAAGATATTTTCCGATACACCAAAGATCAGGAAGAGGTTACTGGTGCCGCCGAAAAGTTAGGGAAACTTAACAATCTTAAGGGTAAAATCTCTCAGAAAGTATCCAGCACTACCAAAGAGCATAAGTTCTTTACGGAAAATACGGTATGTCCGACTTGCACTCAAACGATTGAAGAAGAGTTTAGGTTAAATAGAATTGATGATGCTCAAAATAAAATAAAGGAACTTCAAAAAGGTTTTCAAGAACTTGAAAATACCATAAAGTTTGAACAAGAAAGAGAGCGTCAGTTCACAGTTCTATCTAAGGAGATTACTAAATTCAATCATGAGATTTCTCAAAACAACACTCGCATTTCTCTTAATCAAAGACAAATACGAGATCTTGAATCTGAAATTCAAACTCTTACCGAACAACTTGAAAACAGAAATTCTGAACATGAGAAATTAGAACAATTCAGAGAAAATCTCCAAAAAACATTTGAAGAACTTTCTGACAAAAAAGATGAAATCGTTTATTATGACTTTTCATACTCTTTACTTAAAGATGACGGTGTTAAGACCAAGATTATCAAAAAGTATCTACCATTGATCAATCAACAAGTCAATCGTTATCTTCAAATGATGGACTTCTACATCAATTTTAAACTCGATGAAGAGTTTAATGAAACAGTCCAGTCTCCAATTCACGAAGACTTTTCTTATTCTTCTTTTAGTGAAGGTGAAAAACAAAGAATCGACTTGGCACTTCTTTTTACTTGGAGAGAAGTTGCTAGATATAAAAATTCAACAAACACAAATCTTTTAATTCTTGATGAGGTATTTGATAGTTCTCTTGATGGATTTGGAACAGATGATTTTTTAAAAATCATTCGTTATGTAATCAAGGATGCTAACATTTTTGTGATTTCTCATAAAACTGGACTTGAGGACAGATTTGAAAGTGTCCTAAAGTTTTCTAAGGTAAAGGGTTTTAGTCGTATGGTGGTCTGAACCACTCAAGAACAATGCAAGTCCCAAACTGGAAGCACAATTCTGGGAAACCTCAGAAACGAAAACTTAAACCGCAAGCACTGAGGCAAGCAAAAGCACGACTTGCCCAGTTCAAGAAGTGTCACATGGGTCGTCCAAAAGGCGACCTTTCGTTTTATAATGGGTTCATACGAAAGGAAATCAATGCCTGTCTCTCACGAAATCAAATCTCAACTTGCCAAACTGCTTGCTACTGAAGATCTGGTGGTTGAGCACAAGAAAGTTTCTACTGCTTGCTTTAATGTTCATACTCGTGTTCTTACGCTTCCTCTGTGGGAGAAGGCAAGTAATCTTGTGTATGACCTTCTCGTGGGTCATGAAGTGGGTCATGCTCTCTTCACTCCCGATGAGGATTGGTTGGAGACTGTAAAAGTTCCTCAGCAGTTTGTGAATGTGGTCGAAGACGCACGTATTGAGAAACTGATGAAACGCAAGTACATGGGTCTTGCCAAAACGTTTTTCAACGGTTATAAAGAACTGAATGAAGAGGACTTCTTTCAACTTGCGGATGAAAACATTTCAAAATTTAATCTTGCAGATCGTGCTAATCTTTACTTCAAGGTTGGAAACTTTGTAACTCTTGATTTCAATCCAGAAGAGAAAGAAATCATTGATCTAATCGCTGCAACTGAAACCTTTGCAGATGTTCTGGTTGCTGCCGAAGAACTGTATAAGTATTGTAAGAAAGAAAAAGAACAGCAACAGAAAGTTTTTGACTTTGATTCTCATCAACAACAAGGTGACTCTAATTCTTCTGCGAATGAGATGTCGGAAGAACAACCAAATGATGAGCAAGAAGATCAATCTGATTCTTCACAACCAGAACAATCTGACGAAACTGGATCTTCTTCTGGAGATCAAACGCAAGATAATTCTCAAGTTCCTGATAAGGATCCAGAGATTCGTACTGCTGAATCTCTTCAGGATAAAATTCGTGATCTTGTCGGTATGAACGATCAAGAGAATGTTTATGTGGAAATTCCTCAAGTAAATCTTGATACTGTGATTGCAAGTAATTCTGAAGTTCATGAAGAAATTGATAATTCTTTTAAGATGCAGCAAAAAAATAATAATGAAATTGCAACTGAACGTAACATTTCTTCCTGCAATCTATTTGCGAAACCAGACTCGGAGTATCGCAAGTTTAAAGTTGCTGCACAGAAGGAAGTCAATTATCTGGTGAAGGAGTTTGAGTGTCGTAAGGCAGCAGATGCTTATTCCCGTGCTTCTACTGCTCGCACTGGAGTTCTTGATACCGCTCGTCTTCATTCGTACAAGTATAATGAAGATCTCTTTAAGAAAGTTACTGTAATTCCTGATGGAAAGAATCATGGACTAGTTTTTATTCTGGACTGGTCTGGATCTATGCAAAATGTTCTTCTCGATACTTGCAAACAACTTTTTAATTTGATTTGGTTCTGCAAAAAAGTTGCGATTCCGTTTGAGGTTTATGCCTTTACAAATGAATGGAGTCGTTGTCGGTATGATTATGATGAGCAACGTTATGTTCCTGCAGATTTTGATTGTCATTATCAAAAAAAGGAAGGTTTGCTTTGTGTAGAAGATCAATTTTCACTCATGAATCTTTTTACCAGTAAGGTTTCTGGTAGAGAACTGGAGCATCAGATGATGAACATTTGGAGGCTTGCTATGTGTTTTATCAACACTTATACTTGCGAATACACTTACCCATCCCGTTTGTGTCTGTCTGGCACTCCTTTGAATGAAGCACTGATTTGTCTTCATCAGATTCTTCCCAAGTTTCAACGTGAGAATAAACTTCAAAAGGTTCAATGTATTGTTTTGACTGATGGTGAAGCATCTTACATTCCTTATCATCAAGAAGTTAAACGTGCTTGGGAAAAAGAATCTCATCTTGGAACTCGTCACGTAAATCCCAATAGTGCGTTTCTTCGTGATCGCAAACTTGGAACCACTTATAAGTTTGGTTATGGGTATCATGAATTTACCGATATTCTTCTTCGTAACCTAAAAGATAAGTTTCCTACCACTAATTTTATTGGTATTCGTGTTCTTTCTGGTCGTGATGTAAATCGTTTTATTGGTCTTTATCATTCTCTTTCTGATAAGGACTACAAACAATACATTAAAATTCAAGAAGATTGGAAAAAACTGAAGAGTTTTACCATCACCAAATCTGGTTATCATGCATACTTCGGTCTCTCTTCATCGGCACTTTCGCAGGATGCTGACTTTGAAGTTGCTGAATGTGCAACCAAGGCACAGATCAAATCTGCATTTGTTAAATCACTTAAAGTCAAAAAGTTTAACAAAAAAGTTCTTGGTGAGTTCATTTCTCTTGTTGCCTAAATACCTAAAAAAGTTCATACAAATGAAGACCTTTAAGGAATTTATCTCTGAAGCAAGAGACTTAAATGAAACCTCACTTACTCGTGTAATGAGTAAATCAAAAAAGGGTGGCATGGCAATTATGTCAGCTCAACGTGGTGACAAATCCAAAGCAGAAAACAAAGCACGTTCACGGCAACTTGAACGTGATATTAGAGGTGCTGGACTTCCTGGTCCTACAAAAGTCTCTGGTAGATATACAGAGAATCCAGGCACCTCACAGGAAAGAAAAGTTGGTGAAAAATCTCATATTGTTACTCCAGGAAAAATGGGTAAAAGAAAGTTTAAAAAAGCAGTTGAGAAATTGGGAAAGAAATATGATCAGGATTCTGTTCTGATTCAACGCAAACCAGGTGGAAGTGCTACACTTAAAGGAACTTCAGACACCTCCTT